TTAGAAAAGACCTGCAGGTTCAGCCTGGATGTCCCAGCTGAAGATCAGCACTTCCTTCGCATCGCTCCCTTTGCCGCCCCCGACCGTGTACTTGATGTCCGTCGCTTCGATATGGCAGCCGGCGAAGCATTCCCGGATCGCCGGGTGATCATTCAAGCTGATGATCGCCTTACCCTTGATTGCCTTCAGCATCTTGGCCATTTCCAGGTACTGCTCGAACTCAAACTGAACGCCGTAGCCCTCAGTCTCCCAGTAAGGTGGATCACAGTAGAACAGCGTGTGCTCGCGGTCGTACTTCTTCATCACCTCCTGCCATCCCAAATGCTCGATATAGGTACTGCTGAGGCGCAGGTGAGCTGCGGACAGTGTCTCTTCCAGACGTAGCAAATTGAGCCCAGGCGGCGTGGTAGTCGCGGTGCCGAAGGTCTGCCCATCCACCCGCCCGCCGAATGCACTCTGTTGCAGATAATAGAAGCGGGCGGCGCGCTGGATGTCAGTCAACGTCTCTGGCCTGGTCATCTGCAACCACTTGAACACCTGTCGGCTACTAAGGGCCCATTTGAACTGTCGAACAAACTCCTCAAGGTGGTTCTGCACTACGCGGTAGAGGTTGATCAGGTCTCCGTTGATATCGTTGAGCACCTCGACCTCGGCCGGGACCGGTCGAAGGAAGAACAGCGCTGCACCACCTGCGAATGGCTCGACGTAGCAACTGTGTCTGGGGAATAGGGGAAAAATCCTGTCGGCAAGCCGACGCTTACCCCCTATCCACGGGATGATGGGTTGAGCGGACATAATGCCTCCTCGTGGTATGTAGCGCTCGAAGGCGCTTTCGGGAGGCTCGTGGCCTTCAGGTGGTTGAGTGCTCCGCAGCGCGGGCACTTGATTTGTAGCTCGGTGAATCCGCTGGCGGCTGCCAGCTTTCGGCGGCACTGGCCGCAACGTATCTCTTGCAACATCTGCAATGCCATTTGAGTTTCTGCTAGGCTTCGCCGCGCTCGCGCGAGCAGGGAGGCCTTGGCTGGCTTGCAGGCTGGGTCTGCGGGTTAGCGCTGGCATCAGGTGTTCCAGCACCTGGTGCCAGCGCCTCCTTCTAACGCTTCGAAAGCGCTCCCAACAGCCATTCAGGCCGTGCGGGCCGATATTCTGACTGCGGGAATAGTTCAGACTCTGGCCAGTCGCGCAGAGCGCGTCGGTAGGTCTGCAAGGTCTGGTACTGCTCGTCGGTCAACGTGGTGGCACCGTCCTCGATCTCGTCGCGGTGGCGTGCCACCAGAGCGTCTGTGTCATCGAGTTGGCGGTCACGCCAGGCTCGCTCCACCGCAGCCAGAGCCTCGACGGAGGGCGGTGGTGGCTGCTGCGTCATCGGTTGCCCATCCCTGTCCGCGCAGATCACCCGGCCAGCTTCCTGTTCAAGCAGGATTCGGGCGTGCCCCTCAGCGCTGACAGGAACACCGTCCTCTGGCCAGGCCCCAACTGCATCGTATTCTCCGCGAAGCGAAAGCGGATAGAACGCAACACGACTCGGTGAAAAAATGTAGTCGCTCATTAGTTCCCCCACGCCTCCCAGTAGACAGGACCGGCAGTATCATCGCCCTGGTAGATAGTCATGTTGGTCGTTGTCAGATTCGTGATCACTTGGTTGCCCTGTGATACGTGGAGGCCGGGGGCGCGTTGTTTCCAGTTGGCCCCGAAGACGGCGCGCGGGAACGCCATGGGAAAGGTGATTGTCGCCGAGCTGTCTTGCCCGAGAGAGGCAGTGACACCCCACTGACGGATGTACCCTGTGTCGTTGTCCCGCCACCACCCACTTGCTCCCAGCGAAGCAGCTGCGATAGTTCCGGCGCCGATATTGCTGCGCGCCGTGGCTGCGTTGTTTGCGCCTGTCCCACCTCGCGCGAGCGGCAGAATCCCTGTCTGAATGTTGCTGGCGTTAATCACCAGCGGCAGGCTGACGTTTCCACTACCGTCGAACGATACTGAAGCTGTCCCCGCCCCCGAGATTGAGATAGTCCTGGCAGTTGCAAGCTTGAGGGACGTTTGAGCTTGGCCAACTGCGTTTCCAAGCCCTCCTCGCGAAAGGGGCAAAACACCAGAGGTAATCTGGCTTGCGTCGTGGTTGTGTCCCGATGGGGGGAAGGTTGCCGGCTTCCCAGGTAAGGACGCCCACGAATACTCCGACTTGGCCACGTAGTTGGCCGGGTTGAAGTTGAGCGTCGTCCATTGCTCCCTCCACGGCTGCCAGGTACCCGCATAACGGCAACGATGAAACATGTATCCGTCATGTGTCTGGTACGTCTGATAGATGAAGTCGCTGGTGGTTCGATAAACCATCAGCCGACCCGCCTTTGCAATCGGGTAGTTTGCCCCGCTGGCTGCGTAGCCATTGGCGGTCTGATACCACCAGCCGGATGATTCAAGTGTGTTCAGATCGAAAGCGTCTCCGATGCGACTGTCGGGCTCTTTTGCAAACGAGCCACCCACATCGCAGCGCTTCCATGCGGACCAGACCCCTCGCTTGTTGCCAATGTCGTACATGTAGCGCACATACATTTCGGCATTCGCCGCGTAACGCACGGCAATCTGCGCCGCGTTGCCGTTGCGCTGGTTGTACATCATCGTCTGGATATAGAAATACTGCCCTGGCATCGGGCCGTTTTCGTGGTTCGAGAGAATGAGCGGGATGTTCGTTGTGTTTGGGTCTTCCGTATTCGGCGCGCTGGTGCATAGCCCCTGGACGTACCAGGGCAGGCGAGCATCGGCGAACATGCCCGACGTGACTTTCGACGCATCCAGGGCGGGAATGTCGTTCTGTACCAACGTGCTGCCCGCGATCACTCGCCCGGTCGAGTTCACATTTACCTTGGTGTAGACGCCGGCAGTGACCGTATTCGCCAGCCTGATCTCAATCGCAGCGTTTGCGCTGCCATCGAGCGTACCGCTACCGGTCGCGTCCCCTGAAATCGACAGCGTGCGTGCAACGGCCCACTTGTTGGCCGTCGCGGCATTACCCGTGATCGAGGCGGGAAGCTGTCCAGCGCTGTTCATCCACAGCAGCTTGTTCGGCGTCGGAGAGGTCACCGCATCGCTTTGGGCCAGCGCGTCGGTGATGCCGTATCCGCCCAGCGTTGTCGGGCGGCCGGTGGTGATCTTGCTCCAGTCAAGCGCCGGGATGTCCGACGCTACCAGCGCCGCGCCGGCCGTTACCAGGCCTTTCGCGTTGACCGTCACCTTCGAGTAAGTCCCTGCCGACACACCACTGTTGGCTAGCGTCAGGGCGATGGCAGCATTCGCGCTGCCGTCGAATGCTGCGCTGCCGGTACCTGCCCCAGTGATGGACAAGGTACGCACCGCAGACAGACGTGCAGCTTTGCCGGCTACGATGCTGCCGGTGACCAAGCCGTCGACCTGTACCTTGAGCCAGGCTGTCCGGCATGCCAACTGCTCTCCTTGCTTGTTGGAAACTCCACCGGGGCCACCGACCACAGGGTCCGACGTTTCGATCTGGTAAATGCCTGATGCGTACTCAGGGGATTCGGGCAAGGTTGCCATTAGCTGCTCCCGTGGTTGTAGTTGCCGTCGTACTTGGCGGTGTTGTTGTAGCGGATGGCGACCGCCTGGTAGTCCAACGCCGCGAGTAAGCAACGGGCCGGTGCGATGGAGTTGAGCAGGCTGCGGATGTGTGCAGCCTGCTCATTGGTGATCGGGCGGCTCATCAGCACCCGGTAGTAGGGCCATACCTCTGTCCCCGGTGGCGGCTCGATGTCGACGGCCGCAGCGCCCTCATGGATCACGACTTCCCCGAACCCCAGCAGGCGGAACACCTCGCGGATCGACCACTGGGTCCCCTTGTAGCGATGCAGTTCGATGGAACCTTTAATCAGCGAACGTTTGGTGCCGTTGGATTCCGCGAGTCCCCACACCGCCTCATCGAGGAGCGAGAATTGATCAGCCAGGACCGGCAGCAGCGAGGCGCGAACCTGGTCGACCAGGTACACCGCCATGACGCTCAGGTCGGTGCCGGCGAAGGTCTCCTGCAGCAGCTCCAGGAGCAGCGAAAAGCGTTCGTCTCCAGCCAGCGGCGGCGGTAGCTGTTGATCAGCCATCGGCCACTCCCGCATCAACCAGTTGGATCGAACCGCAATTCGCCCATTCGTTACCGGCCAGGACGCGCAGTGCTGAGGGTTGGACCAGGTCAGCGCGGTAGACGCCGTTCACCTGCAGCGCCGCAACGAGTTGTTCCGGGACAATGTCTCGGCCCAGGCCGGCGCGCCGGTCGGCCGCATAGGCATCGGCCGCCGCCTGCGCTGCCGCCATCGCCTCGGTGCGATCCGCGTTCAGGTAGAAGGTCAGCTGCGCCTGGATCGTGAATGGCACTTCTGTCGGCACCAGCACTTTGACCGTGTCGCACAGTGGCCTGACACGTTCACCGCTGACCTGGCCCGCTATCCGGGTGAGCAGGTCATCGCTCGGTAACCCGGTGGTGGTCAATGGGTAGAGTGCAACGTGGCCAGGCAGTTGCCCTTCGGCGGGACCATGGACCGCCACATCAACGATGGACTGGTGAACCGCCAGGGCGTGATAGCGATAGGCACCGCGGCTACCGGCGTTGGTATAGGCCTCCGGAGCAAGGATGATCCGTTCCCTGTAGCGTTCATCGGACTCTTCGTCGACGCCATCGGCTGTGACGGTCTCGTTTCGAGCCGTCATCCCGTCGACCGGAATGCGGACCAGGCTGGATATCTGCCCAACCGCCCATCCATTCCCCGCTGTACCTGACGTCTCGCACGTCGCCATGACACGAGCCATGGTCTGGCCAACTGCAATCGTCACGTCCTGGTCCGTCCGAAATACCAGCCGACCATCCGAGGTACTGACCTGAGTGCCGGCGTCGATCACGACCGGCAATGTCGCTGGAACAGGCAAAGTGAACGCCAGGCGGCAGCGGGCGGGCTGCGCCAACAGACGTTCGGTACCGACCAACTCACCCAGGTAGTCGAGAATCGGCGCCGCGCTGGTGCGGACCAGGAGTTGCTCGCCGGCATGCTGGATGGCAGAGAGCACCAGGCTCTGCGCGTAGGCGATCTGATCGATGAACAGGCGCTCAATCTGCGCCGGATACAGGGATTTGCCCGACTTCGCCTCGTAGCGAGCGATCAGGTCGGCCTCGATGCCGGCCGGATCGATCTTGACGAACTCAGGCGGTGGAAGATCGCGCATAGGGCACCTCCGTCTGCTGCAGTACGCCATTGGCCACCGACCACTGAACACGCAACGTGATCGAGGAGGCATCGATGTCGGTCAGCACCTGCTGGACGGTTACTCGGGGCTCCCACTGGCGAATCGCATCCACCGCCTCGCGCACCAGGTGCGGCACTACCCGGTTGGTCGGCCAGTCGATATACAGGTGCAGATCGCTGCCGAACTCCGGCCGGTGCGGGTCGCTGCCGCGCGGCATGGTCAAGATGATGCGGATGGCCTGGTCGATATCGCGCAGGCCCTGGACGGCCTCGCCGGGCGTGCCAAGGGCAGGCTGCCAATGGGCGGCGGTGATGCTGGTGTAAGGAACGGGCGTAGTCATGCGCCCAATAATGAGAAAGCCAGGCGAGCCTGGCTTTTAATCGGGTTTAAAGAGCAGTAGGCTCTAGTGGGTATGGTGGTTGGAGTTGCCCCCGGCGTCCATAACGGTCCCCGTGGCGTTGATATTGCCGTTCACCTGCAGGTTGCCCTGCAGAGTGGTTTGCGGGGTGTCCAGAGTCACGACTGGAGCCTTCACCATAACCGACTGTCCTGCCTCGACGGTCAAGGGGCCAGTGCATCTCAGCGTCACCGCCCCCACGCATTGAACGGCCATCTGGTGCGCCTTTCGGTCATAGGTAACGCTGCTGCCATCACTGAATCGGATGTAGTGGGTATCGGCATCAGCCACAGGGGGCGGCTCGGCGGCGGAGTAGACCCCGCCCAGGACAACGCCCTCGACACCATCGTCGTTGAGGAGCACAGAAACCTGCTCGCCGATCTCAGGCATCAGCGGCCTCGACTTCGTCCCTTGGGTATGCTGCTGCGGAACGTGCAGCCAGTAGGTTACCAAGCCGTCGCGCTCGTCCAGTCGCACACGGACACGGCAGCTCACGTAGTCGACCGCCACCACATCACCAAACTCCAAAGAACTCATGCAACCACCTCGCTGTTGATACCGTAGCTATCCAGAGCGGCGCCCCGTGTAGTTCCATCGAACTTTAGCGTTGGGGCCTTGACCCGGCAGACCTCCAGCTCGACCACATATCCGCCCGCGCGGTCCAGGCGGTGGCGTGCGGACATGATCAGAAACGTGCCGCCGAACTGGCCGGCGCTGACCAGGGTGACCACGTTGCCGCTGACCAGGTTTGGCCGGCCCAGCAGCGTCCAGGATGCCGTCGTACGCTCGCGGTTCTGTCGCGCCTGGTCCGCCTTCGCGCGGGCTTCGGCCACCTCGGCCGAGGCGGCGCGCTTGCGCTGCTTCTTCGTATCGCCGCTGGAGATGGCCTTGCCGGCACTGCTGGGCACCGCTTTCATCTCGCCATTTATCATGTGATAGGAGATCAACTGCTTCTTGGCCGGAGCCTTGTGCTTCACCTGGATAGCCTTGGGCACCATCAGTATCTGATCGCGGAAACGAAATGAGGCGAGGTCGGTGAGGTTCAAGGTTGCGACCGATGGTCCTGCGGCTAGGTCCGCGATGGAGTGGAACACCAACTGGCCGCCGACGATCTTGAAGGCGTAGTCGTAGTCCTCGGCCAGGCGTGCGAGAAATTCGAGATCCGGTTCCTGCTGTGTCAGGCGATCCAGCTTGATCGGTGCAATCTTGCCGGTGAGCTGCAGACCGAGACGGCCGGCGACCTGGCCGGCAATGGCCGCCAGGGTCGCCCCTTCGTAGGAGCGGTGCTCGGTGGTGCGCATCGGGCGATTGATCCCTGCCGCCACCGCCTTGATGCTGACTGTTGCCGGAGGCCCTGCGGCCTCGATCTCATCGATCTCGAAGCGACCGAGCGCCCGCTGCGCTTTACCCTTCCAGCCGATGGAAAGTGCCAACGTATCGCCGTGGCCAGGGTACCAGGTGCTGCGCCAACGCCCCTCCACGTCCATGAGATCAACCTGCAGATCATCGGAGCGGCCGCTGAGATTGTCGGTATAGGTGAGGCCGATCAGATCCCGCGTGATGTCCTGGGTGATGTCACGCTGCTGGTAGGTCAACCGAAAGGCGGAAGCGGGAACCTCGTTCGGCATCAACGCATCCATGGCGGCATATCCTCGGTAATGAGCACCTGGTCATCCAGGACAGGAATACGAAGGGTCAGGCCTGCGGGCAACGCGGCCGTCAACGGAACCTGTGGATTGGCGCGGGTGATCGGCTCGTACCGGTAGGGATTTCCGTAGTACGTGACAGCGAGCTGGTCCCAGCGCTCACCTTCCCGCGTGACGTGCGTGATGTACTCAGCCATCAGCCTCTCCTGGTAATGATGTTGGCCGCTAGGCCAGCAAGACGAGGCGCAGCTTCCTGCAACTGGCCGTAGGCCGTGTTCATTCGAACGGAGGCGCTGTCGACCTGCGCAACGATATTGCCGATGTGAACGTCGCGCATCGACTGAACGGCGTCCTGAACGTCACGACCGACCGATGCGCTGAGCCGGACCAGGTCACCACCATTGCCCAGCAACTGCGCGGCGGCGCCCATCACGCCGAGCGGCTCCAGTACCTGCTGGCTCATGCGCATCAGCTCGCCGGCCTGGCCCAGCAGGACGGAGGGATTGTTCCGAACGGTGCGGGCCGTGTCGTAGGCCTCCACGCCAGCGCGCAACAGGTTGCCGGCCGAGACGGCAGAGCCCAGCACCTGTTGCATCGGTGTGGAGAACAGGCTGGAGATGCCGCCGATCTTGGCGCCAGGCAGTGCGGCAGCGCTCTTCAGGGCTAGCGGGTTGGGCAGTGGCTTGGTGTACTTCCCGGAGTACTCGCGCAAGGTGAGGCTGACCGTGGCATTTACCAGGCGGCCAGATCCATCGGTGCGACTGACTCTGGTATCGACCCCGGTCAGCAGGTAGACGCCTCGATAGTCGCCGGAGCCGAGCACCAGAGGCAGCGGTTCGTGAGCTGCCTGCGCCTGTTTCAGTTGCCTGATCTGCGCCTCTGGATCGACCTGGGAGGCATGCAGTTGGATATCGAGCATCAGCTCGTCCAGGCCGTCGCCGACGTGCTCAAGCATCGGCTTGCTATTGATGAGCGCATGCTCTGCATAGTCGGCCGATGTGCGTTCCTCCATTACGGAGGGATGGCTGACCAACTCGAACTCGATCTTGCCCAGGACGGCCCACATCAGAACGCTCCTCCCTTGAAGCTGAGCCGCTGCTGCGATTGCTGCCAGCGCTGCATCATGCGTTCGAACTCGGCGTAGCCTTGCTGCAGGCCGGCCTGCACCTGGTCCTTCACATCACCTCCGCCTTGCACCTGGATGACCGGACTGAAGTTGATTTCCATCGAACCTGCGGCCGCACCATTGAAGGCGGAACTGGAGGTAGCTGCCGCCTGCAGGTTCGGCGGTGCCAACGGCACTGAACTGGACGATGCCATGGCCAGGGCTGACTGACGAACTAGCCCTGTCTGAGACGCGATACCAATGGCGGCTCCCTCGCCGATGTTGCGCCCATAACCGATGAAGACCCGGCTCGGAGAGTGGATGCCCAGCGTGCCGGCGAACCAATCTTTAATTGATGTGCCGATGCCCACGATGCTGTCTTTCACCGAGCCGGCCATACGGGTGATACCACTGACAAGGCCTTGCACCAGCATGCCGCCGAACTCGGTGAACTTACCGGGCAGCTCAATACCCAGGTAGCCCAACACCCCGGCGAATGATCTGTAGAACATCTCCAGCGGAGAAAAGCTGGCAATCAGTGCCGACACTCCGGCGATTCCGCCCTGAAATACCTTGGGTATCTCTCCGATAAGGACCAGCCCCAAGCGCAAGGGGGCCAGCATTGTGGAAAGTACATTGCCAACCACCCGGCCAAAACTCAGTCCTGCACTGCTTGCCTTGCTGAGTTCCTCACCAGACAGTTGCACGGGGATCAACAACTCACGGAACCACTGGATGGCTGGCTGCAACAACATGCCCAGCTCAGAGACCAGTGGTGCAATCGGTGCAAAGGCTGCGGAGAAGGCCTCGCCGATAGGCCCTAGCCCTTCGATCAGGCCTTCGAAGAAGCCAGAGGTCCATGCCTTGATAGGCTCCCAGTACTTGTAGATAAGCAGCCCTGCGACCGCAATGCCGGCAATTCCGGCGATGATCCAGCCGATAGGCGTCGCCGCAATCACGCCGCCCAGCGCGGCAAATCCACCAGAGAGCCCATAAAGCACTCCGGAGAGGCGACTCGCTCCGGTGGTCACCGGGCCCAGGCTGGTGGAAAGCAGCATCCCCCTAAGTACCGTCCAGCGAGCGGAGAGTGCCGTCACGGTGGTGCTCATGGCATTCAGGGGTGACAGGGCCAAGTTGACTCCATAATGCAAACCTATGAAGGCCAACTTCCCGGCCAACAATCCGCCAGCCAGGCCAATGGTCCATTTGATCAGTTGGCCATTCTTCGAGGCCCAAACAGAGAATTGGCGAACTACCGGGATGACGTCTTTCAACAGTTCATTAACTGCCGGCAGAAGAGCATCGCTGAGAGTGATGCCTAGTTCATTCAGGCCAATCTGAAACGCTCGAATCGAACTACCTGCCGTATCCATTCGCACCGCGAAGTCAGCGCCAATAACATCCTGATCCGCAGCGTTTTTAGATGCAGACTCGATATCGGCGAGCTTGTCACGATTGGCCAGTAGCGGGCGCAAGGCGGCCATCACCTGCTGATCACGGAACAGTTCGCCAAGTTTGTAGGCCTCGTCTAGCCGCTGGAGCGCTATGTCACGCTCCTGGTCGTCCTTGATCTTCAGCGCCTCTTGGTACTTCTTCGCGGCATCGGGGCCGGCACTACCCAGATATGCGCCGATTATGTTGAGCATGGATGCCACCGGAGAAAAGCCCTGTGTAGCCATTTGCTGCATGCTGTTCTTCAGATCGATGCCTGCGTCCTTGAAGGCTTTGATCGTGTCCGGAGCGGTCAGTTTGGAGATGAAGTTCTTGTAGTTGTTCGCCGCTTCGTCACTGCTGCCGGCCCCCATTCGAACCACCTGCAAGGCAGCAGTTAGCTCGGCAACCGCATCCTTACCCGTCTGCCCCATGGCGCCGTATTGAGCTGCCAAGGTGGGGAGCCACTTGGCCATATCTTGAAGTTCGAACTGACCTTCTTTACCCCCGGCGGCCAGCATGTTCATTACCGCCTTATAGTCTTGGGCTGTGATGTTCATGCTGTCGCGCAGGGCAATCGTTGACGCGCCAAGGTCCTCCATGCTGGCCTTGGTCGCAGTGGCCACCTCGGCCATGATCGGCGTGTATTCTTTCAGTGCCTGCAGGTCGCTGATACCACCGGCAACCAGCGTACCGACTCCGACGTTGACATCGCCTTGAGTCTGATTCTTGGCCAGTGCGGTACCCCGGACCATCTTGGCCAGTTCCGTTTCCTGACTGGCGTCGAATCCCGCAGTGATGCGGATATCCCTTACTTCATCCTGGAAGGAAATGCCGGTACGCAGCGCCTTGACCAGAGGGGCACCAAGCACGGCAGCAGTACCGATGGTCTCCATAGCCTGGCCGCGCAGATCAGCGCGCTGGTTCTTGAGGGTTTCGCCTCGGGCGATGCTTGCGGTGAGCCGCTCTTGCTTCAGGCGGATCTGGTCGATGGTACGCCCGACCTCGTCGTACTGGCGGCGCATCCGCCCAATACCTGTGCCGCCCCTGGCCAGAGCAGCGGAAAGTTCGGCGCCGAGTTGTTGCTGCTTGACGGTAAGACTGTCGGTGGCGCGGCCGAGCTGCTGCACGGTCGAGCGCGCCGATCCGAAGGCGGTACGGAGGGTGCCGCTGACGGCGGCGCCAATCTTGAGACCTACCAGGACTTCATTGGCCATTTTTTGCTACGCTGCCCGTATGTTCGAAAACGTCGCCAGTTGCACCGCTCGCATCCTTTACAGCCTGATCATGGGGCTGGGCGTTCTGCTGTTCGCCTGGACATGCCTGGCGAACTTGCCGCTCTGGGGCGCGGCGCTGGCGTTCTGCCTGGGCCTGCCTCTGCTGGCCCTGGTAGCCACCCCCATTGCGGCGGGTGGCTCTCTGCTGGTGGGAGTGACGGCGGGACTCGTGGCTACCGGTTTCGCATTCCTTCGGCGGCCTCGATGCGACGGTTGATCTCCCGCTCGCATACCTCGCACCACCGCCAATAGTCATCCATCTCTAGCCCGGCGATTTCACTCGGCTGCATCCGCAGCACCAGGAGCAGCGCTTCGTCCCAAGACTGCAGTACCGTCTCGGCCCGCCACCAGTTCCCGAAACACCTCGGTCACCGTTCGGCTGTCGGCGAGATCCAGTGTCTCCAGGTCTTCCAGGGTCAGGCCGGTCATCTTGCAGAGCAGATGATCCTCGATCACGGCTTCATCCTTGGAGTGGCGCTGCGCGTCGGCAAGGTCGCGGCGCTTGAGCCGACGGATAGTCAGCTCCTCGATACGCTCGCCGCTGGCGGAGGTGAACGGGAACAGCAGACGAATTACAGGAGGGGTGGACATGCTCGGTGCTCCAATGGGATACCAGTAAAGGAGTCCTGAGCATCGCGCTTGATTGGGGCGCTGGCTTTTAATCGGGTTTAAAGAGAAGCCCCGCGCGATGGCGGGGCTTCGGTTGCCGTCCTGGCGGCCCCGTCCTTGGGGCAGTCCTCTCGCATCACTCCTGGTCGTTATCCTCTGTGCCGGCAGCAACGACATGCCGGCACTTCCTGGTAGCGTTTGCTGGACAGTCCTGCGGCCAGGGCTTCAGCCAGGGTTTCGGGCGGAATGTTCTCCAGGGCGTTTTGCCAGTAGAGTTTCGCTCGCACGCTATCCATTTCCTTCTTGATCTGCTGATCGATGGCGTTCATTACGCCCGAAAAGTGATCTCTATTCACTGCATCCGGAGTCACGGACATGACAGCCTCCAATATCGAACGATTCGACGAAATCACCGGCCTAGTGCTTGGCAAGCTCTATGAAAACTTTCCCGTCCCCATCTATTTGCTGGTGAAGAGTTTTGTGGATGACGGCTACAAAATGAATGAGGCGTTGGGGGTTGAAACAATCACCAAGGATGGAGAGTTTCTCCTTGCCAGCATCAGTTGGCTTGCCAGTTCCGGCTATCTTCTCTATGAGGAACGCATTCACCACCAAGGCTTCCGTGGTGCAGTGCTGACAGCCAAAGGACTGGAGGTACTCAAGGCAATGCCAGCCAGTCTGCAGGTTGGCCCATCCTTGGGCGAGAAGCTGGTAGTAGCATCCAAAGGGGGGACCAAGGAAGTACTTCGTGGTGTGGTCTCCGAAGTCCTAAGCATGGGCGCCCGGTATGCTTCCGTTCAGCTTGGTCTTCCGACCTAGTTACGCCTGCCCGATATTGCGCCGGTACCTGGCCAACTGATCTTCGCCGTTGACCTTGAAGATGTTGGCCAGGTAGTCCAGCAGTAACACCTCCTCACCGTTGAGCACCTGGCGCACGTAGGTCGCCGAGAATGGCGTCTCCTGCTTCATCGCCTCGCGCGGTTTGTAGGTCCCCAGGCCGTATTCCTTGGCCATGATGGTCAGAGTGGTGACGAGCGGTATCTCGTCGACCAAGCCTCCGTTGTTGAACACCTGGACGTTGGAACGCGCCTGCAACTGGACGGCCTTGAATGGGCTGGCCAGCTTGATGCCGGCTTCCTTGTAGAGGCTGTTCCAGGTGATCTTGCCCTCCAGTTTGTCCAGGCCGTCCGGCAACTCGATCAGGCCGATCATGCCCAGGCCCTGGAAGTCGGACATCACGGCCTTGACCGTTCCCAGCTCGATCTCCTCGACCTTGCCGAAGAAGCTGTTGCCATCCAGATACACAGAGCCGTTGGTGATACGGTGAGCTACGAAGCCTGCCATTTATGCAGCCCCCTTCAGGTTGGCCAGGTATTCCCCGGTGATTTCGGTTTCGAAGGTACCGCGCTCGAACGGCAGCGGCACCGTCAGCTTGTAGTTGAACAGCAGGTGGCCCGACTCGATCTCCGTTTGCGGGTTGCGCGCGGGGTCCCACCAGCATTCGAAGCCGAGCAACGCGCTGTCGCCGATCAGCTTGCGGCCGAACAAATTGACGCTTTCGATGATGCTGTCGATCAAGGCCTGGGTGACGGGCTGGTCCACGAACTGCAGCGAGGAGTAGCGGATCGACTCGTCGACTAGGTCCTTGGTACGGCGCACGTTCTCGAAGTTGCGCATGTGGGTCACGGTCGGCCAGGCGGCCGTGCGGTTGCCCCACAGGCGCAAGCCAGTGCCGAACGAGTTGAACACCGTCGTGATACCGGCCTCGTTCAACAGGTTGACCTCGCTGTTCGGATCATCGACGCGGGCGGTGAGTGGGCGCTCCAGGCCGATGACGCCGAGTAGCTCCTGATTGGAGCTGGACCACCAGTAGCCGTTGTCGTTGTCGACCTTGGCGCGCAGACCAGCGGCACGGATCGACAGTGGCTCCAGGCGCTCGCTGTTCGTGGCCGTGTCATAGACCTTGACGTGCGGATAGCACAGCCGCGCCCGGTCGCTGCTGGTGTTGAAGTTGATCGAACCGGACGGACCACGGCCGGCGATAGCCTGCTGCACGGTGGTGCCGATAGGCGCGTCGATGTAGGCGATACCCTGCATCTGTTCGGCGGCCGCGATCAGCTCAACGCTGACGCTGTTCAACGGAGAGAACCCCGGCGCGATGAAGATTTTCGGGAAGAAGCCGAACAGGTTGTAGCTGTCCGCGAACGCCTTCAGGCCGGTACGAAGGCCAGCGGCGTTGACACTGCCGATGATGTCAGCAGGCGTCACCAGGCTCGGGTCGGCATAGGTGCATTCGACCTGGACCGTACCGCCCACCGGAATGGTGCCTCCGGCCAGGCGCTGCAGACGGCCGGTTTGCATGTCAACGCGATAGTCCACATCCTTCGAGTACAGATTCTCACCGGCGCTGTCCTTGATCACGAGTGCGATCAGGGCGCCGTGCTCCAGCTGCAGCACGTCGTTACTGTCGAACGACAGTGTCGTGGGCGGTGCCTGAGTGCGATGTACCGCCGGGTTGAGGACGTTGACCACGAGCACCGTGCCGGCGCCGAAGTCATAGATGCCAGCGAGCGCCTGGGGGATGCTGAAGCCCGGCAGAGCCTGGCCGAACTGCGCCGCGTCCTGCTCATTCTGCGAGAGCACAAGCGTGTTCTGCGGGCCGGTCGGAGCGGTACCCACCAGGGCAATAACCGCCGACTTAACCACACGGATGGCGCGTGGACCGCGTTCGACTTCAATGGACTCGATGCCGTGAAGGTAATTGGCGCTCATTCTGGCTCCTTTTTCGTCCGGGTGCGGCGAGTACCGCTGGTGGATTCACCGGCCTCGCGCTGAGCGAGCGGCTCCAGGCGCTGAAGCGCCAGTAGCGTCCAGGTGTATTCATGGTCGGCCGGCAGCTCTGCCAGGCGGCCCGGACACAGCCGAACCTCCAGGAGCGTGCCATCGGCCAGGCGCAGCTCAACGCCACTGGGCGGGCCGTTGTAGTGATAGCGGGTCAGGCTCATTCGTCCTCCTCGAACCTCGCGGTAGTCAGCAGAGGACCGGTTTCCGGTCCCTGCACCTGCAGTTGGGTGGCACGGGTGGCGATGTCCACGGCGTACTGCCAGACGCCCTGGACGTGTCCCAGGAACTGTTCGGAAAGCGGGCGGCATGGGTTGTCGCAGTGCGGCGGATACCAACCGGTGAGGCTCTCGCGGATGCGATCCAGGTAGCTGGTCACCCCGTCCTTGCCGTTGAGCTGCCGAAACACCAGGGTCAGGCGGAACACCAGGTTGCGTTCCTGCAGCACGGCATCAGCCGCCTCGGGCTGGCCGAACTGACTGCGACCGTAGGCCAGCAGGATCGACCCGCGCGGATGGTTGAGGCGGTAGTTGCCCGGTTGCTCCGGGAACAGCTCCACCGCCAGCTCGCGGCCAAAGTGCTCCTGCAGGCGTGCCAGCATCGCTTCCAGGAGGCTGACGGTCTGAGTCTTCTGTGCCATCAGTAGCCCTTCCACAGATCGTCGCTGAACTGCTGACGGCGCGAGCGAACCTTGATTTCACCAGGTTCCGGCGCCAGTTCACCGGTTGGCATGCCGAGGGTGACCGCGCCATCCCGGATGCTCTCCAGCAATCCGATGGTGTTCTTGCGGCTGTCCTTCACCGCATCCGGGATGGCTCCCTCCGGTCGGCGCTGGTAGAGCCAGTGCCTGGCCAGGTACACCACTGCATCCCGCAACACGGTCGGCACCGGATCGAGCGGCAGGACGTAGCGGCCTCGCAGATAGCCATCCACCAACTCCTCGGCCTGGCGGACGGCTTCCAGGATAACGCTCTCATTGGGCTGCTCGGCGGCAGAGTCATCATTGGAGAGCTGCAGCAGGATGTTCTCCGGAATGGCACTGCCGATGTCGGCGCGGGTGCAGTAGCGCATGGTCAGATACCGCGCACGATGCGGATGATGTCGCCGGCCGTCGCTGCCGCATCCAGAGCGGTACCGTTGCTCTTGCCCTCTGCCAGGGTGACGGCGCGGCCGGAGGCATCGGCTTCCACCTCGGCGCCGGCCGCGACGGCTCCACCGGCAATGATCAGGCAAATGCCTAGGACATCGACCGGTGCCACGCTACCGGCCTCGGTGTCGGCCGCAACCGTGCCAAGCGACTTGGCGCCGGCCGCACACAGGCCACCATCGAGGCCGGCAAAGAGGAAGCGCGGGAGATCCACCAGGGCGACCACCGAGGTGGTGAGTACAGGCTGTTTCGTCTTCACGGGTTACCGTCCTACCGGCTGGATGCAGCCGGCCTTGAGTAAGGAATAGGCGTCGTCCTCGTTGAGCCAGAGGCTATCGCCTTCGGTGTACAGGTCGGCGTTGTGCAGCACGTCGGTGCGGCCAGTGACCAGGTATTGCTGTTTTTCGGGCTCCGGTGCCGGGTCGTTGTTCTCGGCACTGGTCTTTTCAGCAGCACCGTCGCTGTCGGCCTGACCATCGCTCGGCGAAGGAGCGACCGGTGCCTCCGGCACCTGTCCGCTCTTGTCGATCAGGGGCTGGTCATCCTTGGCTTTCGGCGTGTCTTTATCTTGGGGCTGGATCTTCGCGGCCATGGTCACCTCAGGCGTTGATGTCGGAGATCAAGTAGCCAGCGTCGGCGCCAACGACCACCGGCTTGTAGATGTCGGTGTTGCGCACGTAGCGCACCTTGCCGCCAGCCGTGTCGAAGGTATCGATCTCGGGCATGCCCTTGCGGCGCAAGGTGTAGCCGAAGCTCGGCTCCTCGTAGTTGGACTTGGCACCGCCCTGGGGCTTAGCCACGTAGGCCAGCTGCAGGCTGTCGTTCCAGATGTCGCCGAACGTACCGGTGTTGGCCAGCGCCTCACCGATGTGGATGTCCGGCACACCGAACAATGCCTTCAGGTGCTCCAGGGTGATCAGCTTGCGCTCGTTGCTGCCCAGCGCTTCCTGCAGCTTGGGGTGGAACTTCAGCGAGGCGTACACCGAGGCGCCCATGGTGATGGTGTTCGGGCGAACGCCGATGCGACTGCGGATGACTTCCTTGCCATGCTCAACGACCTGGATCGGATCGCCGCCGCCGTTGCTCCATTGGCTGGTGCCGGCCAAGGTGACCTTGGCGCCGGACAGGTAGGTGTTGGGATTTTGGGCCAGCTTCGCGCAGGCCACCTCGCGGCGCAGGTCGATCACGTCGACGACGCGACGAGAGGCGCGGGCCTCGGCGTCGAACATGGACTCGTTCTGCTCGCGGTAGTCCACCGGATAGGCGATGTCGTGCTCGCGCAGTACCACGTCCAAGCCGTCCAGGTCGTCGGGGTTCATGATGTTGGATTGCGCCCGGATCGCGCGCTCGGTCTCGTAGACCTCGAAGGCTTCCTTGCCGAACAGCGGGATGGTTCCGGCTTCCTTGTCCATCTCCGCAATCGGGAACAGCGCTTCGGCGATGAACTGGGCATTGCGGTAGCCGCGCGCCAGGTTGGTCAGGACCGGATCGACGACCCGGAGTTGCTTCAAACGATCTGCCATGGTTGCTCCTGCGGATCAGATGAGTTGGCGCACGGCCGACTCGTAGGGGATGTTCTTCTCTGCCGCCAGCGCGGTTGCTCGCTGGTGCAGGTCCAAACGGTCGGGGTCGGTGTTCTTCTCGGCGAACTCCAGGTCAACCGCTTGGCGGCTGGATGCCTGGCGTTCCTTGCTGGCTTGTTCGGCGAAGTCGAGCTGCTTGGGCAGATCGGTGAAGATCGCCTTGAGGCCGGTGACAACTGGCTGGCGGGCATCCCCCTCGCCGAACTCCAGGGGCTGCTCGCCGTCCTCGGCGAAGTCCAGGGCTGCGACCAGCGCGGCGGCATGCTTGGGCAACAGGCGTCCTTCCTTGATCAGCCCCTCGGCGAACTCGACGTTGCCGGCGTGGCGATTCTTGCGCTCGGAGTCCCGCTGCGCGTCCTGGTGCTGTTTCAGCTCGCGCTGGAGCCGTTCGTTTTCCGCCTTCAGGGCGGCCGCTTGCGCTTCATCCACGGAAGATTCCTCGGTGGTGGTTGGGGTTGGGTCGGAAAATGCGGGAGAGCGAGGTTCGTCGCGGTGGCCCGCTTCGGCCAGGCTATCGATCTCCCAACTGGGGGCGACCTTGTCGGCGGTCTCGATACCGCGCTCGCCGATCAGCCACTCGCGAAACTTCCGCCAGAGGCTCGCACCGACCTCGTGGCCGAAGTCGGAGAACTCGATCTCCACGACGCCTTCGCCGTCATCGAATTCAATGTCGGAAAGCCCCTTGATGGCGGGAGGCTGGGCGCCGAGGAAGCCGATATGGCGCAGGTAGTAGACGCCAGGCTTCGGGTTACGCGGGTCGGTGGGGGCGTACCAGGACGCAGAACGCGGATACCAGGTGCCAGCGGCTACCCCTTCGGCGAAGTCGTTGTGCAACTGCACGGGGGTGGCAACAGCTTCACCCTTCGAATTACGGCTGATGGACCCGACCCAGCCATAGGCCGGCCCGTTGTCCTTCGGGTGGCCGATAACCAGTGGGGCGCGATGCAACGTCGGGTCGTAACCGGCAATGGCGGCATCGAGATCGGCTTCGGAGAACTCGACCTGACGCCCCCGACTGTCCAGGTGCCGACCGGCACGGAAGAACGGGATGCTTTTCATGGGCTGTGCGCTTGGGTGGTAGTACATGGAGGCACAGCCTGGCAGCCGGAATCGGCCGAGGCTTTTAATCGGGTTTAAAGATTTAGAAGCGGATCGATAGCAGGGGACGTGAAGTGCAACGCGAGCGCGGCACGCAGCGTAGCTTTATAAAGCTTTACGACGCCGTAACACGCCGCGAACACAGTCAGGAGGATGAACCGGAGCGCCTGGGGTATTTCAGCGCTCCTAGGGGCATTACAGGCGAGCGGCTCTTTCGAGGTGGGAAAGCGCCAGATCCAGGATAGCCTCTTCGGCTTCGGACTGCAGGTTGCCCTCGGTGTCCATGGGCAGATACGGCCGCGCGGGAATGTCGCCCCACAGATGCGGAAAGTCTTCGCGGCGCCCACCGAAGAACATCATGGCGGCATAGGGCTTGTTGCTGCCGACCAAGGCGCTGCTGTCGGTTGCCTGGGTGGTGATCGAAGCGGCCAGGCCCCCGGCGGTGACCTGCAGCATCTGTCCCGGCCAGGTCCTGGCCAGCTCGCGGCGATTGGTCGTGACCTCCGACAGCGCCGGCCATGGTTCGCCACTCTGGCCTTCGTTCTCGAAGTTCTCCTCGGTGATCGAGGCCAGCTCGGCGGCAATGCCGCGCATCAGCGGTGCCAGCTCGCCAACCGCCCACTCCACACGAGCGAGCGCCTGCTGGACACGCTGGTGCTCCAGGTCGATGTTGATCATTCGGACTCCTTGCGCTTGAGTGCGGCAGCCAGGCCCGTGCCAGGGCTGTGATTGAAGCCGGGGTCGGTTCGGAACGACCTGCCTCGACCGGTCTTGACCACCGTCACATCGGCGGTGCGGATCTCGCCAGTGCGTTTGTTGACCCCGGTCTCGACCGTTTCCTGCTGGACGTGGCCGGCGCTGCTCTGCGCGGTCAAGCCCCGGCGCTTCATGCCGGACTCGCTGATGGCCGTCACGCGGCAGCGGCAGTTGAACCCGTTCGGTGGATAGATCGAGGACCATACCGGATCATCGTGTCGATACACAACGCCGTTGAGTGCGGCATGGCTGGGGCGTGTCTTGCCATCCATGATCGCGACATAGCGCCAATAGGGATGCGTGTCCGCCGACTCCTCCATGGTAGCCTTGCGGCCGGCCATGTAGGCGCTCTGCAGGTTGGTCTGGTAGATGGTCTTGAGACGGTACGGGCTGCCGAGCTGGACCAGTTCGGCATTGCCGTCGCCGTCGACCAGAACCTGCCTGCCCCACCAGCCTTGGCGCTCCAGGACCGGCTGCAGTTCTTCGATGAACTGCTTCAGGGTCTTGCCTTCCTGCAAGGCGCGCTCCAGGGCTTCGCGAATATCCGATAGCACGTCCAGGCGCATGGCCTTCGCCACGGTGAAGGCGCGGTCGTGAGCTGAGTCGAGCATTTCCTGCCAGTCCCAGGTGATCGCGTACCCCTTGCGCTTGAGGTACTCGATGGCGGCGGCGGGCTCCAGGCCGAAGATGGCCTTGAGGTCGGCCGGGTTCACAGGTGTCGGGGATGCCATCCTCAGTCCTCCAGATCAGCGGACGCACTCAGACGGCCCCAGGTGTCGGCCATGAACATCAGGCGAGCCAGGTTCGCCTGTAGGGCGGCAGCATCCAGGTCCGGACTGGTCTCGGCCAGCAGGCCGAGCACTTCGGACTCATCGCGCCCCTGCTGCAGCGCCTCAATCACCGGCAGCAGCGCTTGCTCGGCTTGCTGCTGCAGTTCAGCCGCGGCCAAGCCATCGATGGCCTGGTCCAGGGCGTACTGGTCGAGAACCGGACGTACCGCCGCCTCGGCAAATTCGGTCGTGTCCGTGGCCGGCGCCGTCGGTGCGAGGTCTCCGGCCTGCAGGTTGTAGGTTCTGGCCCAGTACTGCTCGGTGAAGCGGACGCCGGAGTCGGTCAGCGACTTGTCGCGCTCGGCCAGGGTCTTATCGATCTGTTCCTGCTCCCACAGCTCGTACACAGGAGCCTCAACGTTCTCGCCGAAGTTGAGATCGACCACCAGGCGGATGGCGGCATTGAGCGCAGCGGCCACGATGCTGGCATCGCCGTCGCGGATGTCGTCTGTGACATCGAGGCCAGCCTGGGCGCTGGCTCGGGTCGAGGTCGCCTCGGTGGTTTGGTTCTGACCGAGCAGCGCCACGTTGATCTCGCTACGGCAGTACATCAGCAACTCACGGTAGACCTCGGCGCTACCGGTCTTGCCGGCCGCTTCCTTGATCTCCACGCTGGAGTCGTTCGGCACCACCGCCACCGCGTCCTGGACCATCTGCTCCAGGCTGTCCAGCAGCTCGTCGGTTTCCTTGGTCGACGCGCTGCGCGGGTGCTTGCCGATTAGCCAAGGGCTGCCGTACTTCTCGGTGAACTGCACCCAGAAGCGCAGCCCACCCTTCATGAACACAACCGGCCAGAAGCACATCGACAGATCGGCGAAGCCATAGGGGTTGTTGTAGGTGGCGTCCTGCCGGGCCACGACGAAGCGCTGCGGGTCGCACAGCTCGCCCTGGATGCCCGCGTCGCGGGCGCGAAAGCGCAGGCGGTTGTCCTGGTCGTAGAGGAACCATTCGGCCGGTTTGCCCAGCAGGTCCTCGGGCACCAGGTGCAGGCCCACGGCCTTCCACATCAGCTCGACCGGTTGGTACCCGAACAGCGCGGCGTCGAGCAGTTCACGGACGATGCGGTCGAGATCGAGGTCAGCCAGCCAATCCCGAACGAATCGTTCGACGCGGACCGGGGCCTGGCCACGCTTCAAATCACGCTCCAGGGCCAGCACCGAAGACTTGCGGCGACGGATGTTGCCCCCGACCAGCGCGGCGCTGCGCAGATCGCGGTAGACCTTGATGTCCTTGCCCTGCGCCTTGAGGATCGGATCCGGGTTGGGCAAGTACATGCCCAGCGCCTGGGCATCGAAGCTGCGACCACGACTGGCAACGTGGTCGGTGAGGCTCTTGTCGCGCTTGGCCTCGGCGAAGTGAACGAACTCGGTGGGGGTGACCCACACGCCTTGGTTGCTCATGCGTACCCCTGAGTGATGCGGACCGCCATACGGCGGCGACGGGACTTGACGGTAACAGGGCCAGAGGCCACCTCCAGGGTGGCGAAGTTAGCCAGGGCGGCGGCTCCGGCAAAGTCGCCGTGCCGGTAGAGGTCCGGGTCCTTGAGGTCCTGTTGGCGGGCCTTGACGATCATCGGAATGCCGTCGACGGTTTCGATGGCGCGGATGTCCTGCTGCAGCGAGTCATCCTTGGGCAGGGTGATGGTGCCGTCTTCGAACAGGCCGACGAAGCGCGGCATCCAGGCGCCGTACCAGGCTCGCGAAAGCTTCACCTGCTGGATGCGTTCATGGCCGAACTCGTCGGCGGTATCCTCGGCCAGGGTCTCGCCGTTGCCGGAGGCATCCAGGGCAGCACCCATGAAGTTGGGCAGCGTGCGTAGGATCGTGAACAGCACTTGCTGTTGCTGGCGGGTTGGCACCTTGTGCATTTCCACCACGAACGGGACATCCCGATGCCGCTGCTGGTCGACGGACATCGGGCAGATGATCGAGAAGTCGCGATGCCGGGCATAGTCCATGCCCAGGAACCACCGCACCTCCGGGTCGAGCTGCTGCAACAGCAGCACCAGGTGCTGTTCGATCCAGGCCTCGATCCAGGCTTCGCGGCGGTAAACCGGTTGCAGGGCGAACCCCTCGTCCAGGGCCAGGCGCAGGACTTCGCGGCCTGGACGCATGGCGTCCTCAATCCACACGCCTGGCACGCACACGCCATTGCCGTCGCGGGGGATCGCGTCCAGCTCCTCGCGCATCTGCGCCTTGCGCGGGCCGTAGGCGTTGCGGATCGACTTGTACCAGGCTTCCTTGCCTTCGGCCGAGGGTTCCTCGCCACGCATCATGCAACGCCGCTCGTAGAGCCCGTTGGCCACCGCGTCGTCGAAGGTGGCCTTGAACACCACGGCGGCATCGCCGTAACGACCTTCCTGGATGTCGGCGATCATGCCGTTGAACGGGTTGGACTTGCCGTTGTGGGTGCTGATGATGACGATGCGGCCGCCCCAGATCAGCAGCGCGGTCGCGGCATCGAGCACCGCCGAGACATTCCGGTGATATGCGGCTTCGTCGATAATCACCTTGCCCTGCAAGCCGCGCAGGTTCGCCGGGTTGCTGGACAGCGCTACGATCTTGAAGCCGCTGGCGTAGCGAATGCGGTAGGCGTTGATCTGGCGGGTGTTGCCGGAGTCGTCCTGGTCCTCGAACAGGAACTCCTCGATCTCACTGACACCGGAAGCCTGGGCCTCGGCGATCACGCGGGAGAACTTGGCGCAGTAGCCGATGAACTCCAGGCCTTTCTCTTTCGTGTCGCCGACATAGAACACGTCCATGCCGCCAGCGCTGCGGCGTGAGGCGGCCGTGATCACCGAGTCCAGCGCCTCGGCGAAGGTGATGCCCGTCCGGCGTCCCTTCTCGCACAGTTTGATCTGCGCCTGAATGGCCAGCCAATCGGCCTGGTGCGCCATGAGCAGACCTTCCGCGATGGGGTTGTACCCCTGCGGGATGGCGCGCACCGATTCTGGCAGTTCGTCCCACTCGACGACCCGGAGCGTGCTACTGCTCGGTTTGACGGCCGGGGCGCTCACACTTTCACCCCGAGGAACTTCTGCCGCCAGAACAGCGCCTGTTCCTCGTCCATGCCGCCGCTACGGACCTCTGCGTCCAGTTCAGCGGCCTGTTCCTGGAGCAGCCGTTCGCGCGCCGCTTTCTCGATGGCCTGGCGCTCCTTCACGCTGAGCGTCCTGGCTTCCATCGTCGCCTTTGCGGCGCGGGCCAGAGCGGCAACCTCCTTGATGGTGACGTCGTCCTTCTCGTGGGCGCCCATGGCGGCCTGATAGGTCAGGGTCGAAACCGCTTCGACCAGGAGTGCGCCGGTCTTGTCGCTGGAGTCTTCGCCCAGGGCGCCGACGAAGGCTTCTGCCTGCTCGCGGTGCTGGCGGGCTTTCTCGGTCAGCTGCTCGAAACCGATCTTGAAGCGACCGAGCGCGCTACGGCTGGGCACCTTCTCGTTGGGGAAGCGGGAGCGCAGGTCCTCGATCATCTGGTCGAGGGTCATCCGGTCTTCGCGCAACAGCTTCTGGAGATAGGCCTTGACCACGGGGGGTAGGCGATTGACTGAGGATTTGCCTGCCATGTCAGGCTCCCGGCCGCTTGATGCCAGGCACCCGTGCGCGGCCAGCTGCTACGTCCTGGCCGCGCTCAGTGAGCGTAGCCACCAGGACCGCGCCGATATCATCCAGCTTGACCAGCCCCTGCTCGGCCAGCCAGGCAAGCTCACTCTTCACCTGGTCACGGCTGGCCGTGTGTCCGTAGTGATCCAGAGCGGCGTTCAGCATGGAGCTGTTCGCCCGATAGCCCGGCATTTCCGACAGCAGGCGCAGGATCACCAGGCGCATGTCCTGGCGCAGAAATTCGGCATAAGGCGTCATGGTCTCTCTCGCAGCAGATAGTCATTGATGCGGTCCACCGCACGGGTCAGGCCCTGCATGGCTGTCAACTCGGCACGAACCGCTTTCATGTCGCCGAGCAGCTCGGTGATCGCCGCCTGGTCCGGCAGATGTTGCACGGCGGCCTCCAGAGCGATGATCCGAGTGCGCAGTTCCAGCAGCTCACGGCTACTGGCGGCCTGCCGATTGGTGAGCCAGGTGTAGATGCCGAGGACGGTCATCACGACCCATTGCACGCTGGAAAAGCCCAACTGCATATCCGTCAAATCCATTGCGGTCCTCGCTTCTGCAGGTGCTCCAGGTACTGCTTGCACTCGATGCAGTGTTGCGTCCCCGGCTCGGCCTGACGGCGCGCCTCCGGAATCGCATCACCGCATTCGTCGCAGCGGTAGGCCGAGGGGCCGGAACGGCGCTGGTGGCTCGACAGATGAACCTCCAGCGCAGCCTCAGTGAAATCGTTCTGTTCGGTACAGCGGTCTACAACGTCCATATCGGGCTACTTCCCTTCCTGCAGATCGAGCAACTGGTGGAGCTGGGCGGCGTTGCCGAGCGCCCAGCGGCCGTAGTCCTGGGCGTGAGCCAGGATGTCGGCGGGAGTGATGCCGCTTTCCAGTAGTTCGGTGTCAGCGCCGGGGGCGGCGCGGGGCGCTTCTTCAGCGACGGTGGTACTACCAGAGGTTCGAGCGGCGGGCAGATCGGCGCCGAGGGCGGCGTTGTAGTCGCGCAGCCAACCACGAGTGAACACACAGCGAGGGATAGCAACAGGCGCGACATCAGGTGCCGGCCGGTATACGGTCGTGACATGGGGGATTCGCTCCTGGAGCTGCCGTTGCGCATCGGCCAGCTGCTGCTGCGTTTGCTGCATGAGTTGTTCGGCCTGATCGGCGCGAGCGATCTGCTGCCGTAGCCGCAGAGCACCTTCATCTGCAACTGCGGCACGTTGCTCGGCATACTCCAGGCGTAGGGCCGTCAACGCCTGGTCACCTTCGGCCTTGGCCGTCGCATAGCCGACACCCCGCTGAGTGCTGCCGTAGATGTACAGCGTTGCCGCATAGCCGATGACCACGACCAGCGGCCAACTGCGGCGCAACCAGCTAAGCACGGCCATGGTGCCTCCTACGGTTCCGAGCCTTACGGGCAGCACGTCGGGCGGCTGGCACGCCTGAGTGGCCAGGCCGCCCCGTATGCAGAGGCTGGGGGCGGTACCAACTGGCCGCGACTGGCACTGTCCAGGACGGCCTAAGTAGCAGTACCAGGTGCGAAAACAAGCGAGTGAGGAGTTTCATGGTTCCTCCTCGGTGTCCGGTGGGCCTTGCCTGATCAGGCGAGCGGCAAACAGCAGTATGGCCAGCACGCTGTTGATCGAGGCATACAGGGTCGGAGAGAGTTGGGCCTCCCACATCGGCAGTACCGTCGCCTGCAGGAAACCCAGCAGCGCGATGGCAATCGCCAGCTGGACGCTATGCAGCTTCCAGCAGCAGTGGCAGTTGTCGATCAGCTTCATGCCGGCTCCCCGTGGTAGGCGCCGGCAACGATGCCGGCCAGGTGCAGGCCTTCATTGATCAGCCCCTCGCCGTACCAGCTCCCTTCCGGAAGCGGGCCGGGACCGTTCTCGTGCCTGACGATGGCCTCAACCAGGGTGCGCATGATGCGGTAGTCGTACACGTCGATACGCGCGTCGGGGGCCACACCGACGCGGGCTGCGACCTGGCGGATGTAGCTCTCGGTGTTGTTCTCACTCGGAGGCGCCCAGCGGCTGATGATCTGGCGGATCGTGCGCAGGGCGTGCTTGTCCTGGTAGGTGATCAGCGTACGAGCAATGGCTCGGATGCCCCATTGGGGGCCGGTGAACTGGACGAACGCAGAATCATTTTGATTGGCCGACATACCTTGCCAACGGGTGCCCTTGGCGTGGCGGATGTTGCCGGGATTGAAGTTACGGATACCGCGCGGGGGATTGGGTCGCATGGAACCTCCTGCAGATGGGCGCCGGGGAGGCGCCGAAACGAACACGCCGCCATGATCGGCGGCGTACTGCAGGAGGGCTTTTAATCAGGTTTAAAGAGTTACCGAGTGGAGTGTCTTCCCATTCTGGCAAGGTCTCCATCCAGACTTCATTTAGTTTTTGCAGTGGGCAGGTTTCGGTCTGGCTACAACCTCTTTTGTTTCAGGGTCAACCGTGATGACTGCAAGGCATTCTCGACCGCCACCAAACTTCTTCTTCAGTTCTTCATCAAGCTCAGCTTCTGCCTCGCCAGAAGCGACTGGGTCTGCATCTTTTAGGCATTCATCTCTATTAAGTTGGTACTCGTCCAAGGTCTCTTTAATTGAGCCAGACACGGACTCAGTACCGCCCCTCTGAGCTGCGCTGAGCTGTTCCTGCCACCAGGCACGAGAATAGTTTCCGGCCGCAAAGCAGCGGCCGAGCGGCTCAAAAATAGTTGATCCAAACAGGCTTCGCCCTTTCTCTACTTGGTAGTTGAAATACTTGCTTTGAGCGTGCAGCCCCTGCAACTGGCCTTTCTTGAGCACAGCGATGCTATCGAGCATCGCTTGGTCTAGTTCACTCAAATACTGTTTTGCAGCGGCAAGCGATTCAGGGCTAGCAGATCGAAAAGCTGGGGGATTTGTTTCTTCAGGTTTAGATGCTGCAGAAGCTTCCGTCGTACCAAATAGCGAGAGAGTGCATACCAATACAGCCAGTCCATGTACCTTCATTGAAGATTCCTATCATTTTTCGGGCCTAGTAGTCACATTCAAGACAAATCCGGGGCCATTCTTGATATCCCCTTGTGCTGCCTGCCCCACAGGTCCGTGGAAACTCTGACTACGGGGAGAGGCCCCAGCAGTCACAGCTGCTAAGGCTGCGGCTTTTACCGCGAGTGGAGCCTTTCGAAATTTCTCTAAGAGCTGGTCTTCATCAGCGGTGAGGGTTCCTAGAGAACGCGCCCCGGTCACTATGTACTGAACATCCGCCCCCACCTTAGCAATTGCAGCCAAGTATTCCGCTGAAGGCGACCGCTCCCCCTTCTCGTACTTGAGTTGAGCAAGCTTCTGCACGCCGCCTATCGCCCCGAACGCAGGCTGAGTGAAGCCTAGCCGCTCGCGCTCCTCTTTCAATCGCATGCCGATATTCATTGGCATATCAAATCTCTTGGCAGGTATCCACCTGGATACCATCATTGAGTCCACACCGTCCCACCACGAACGGCAACTTAAACGGCACCGAACACGGCGCCATAACCCCCTCGAAAGGAGCTTCCATGAAGCTACGTACCCCTGATCAAGCCCGCGAAGCGCTCAAGGCCAAGGGTATCTCGATCACCCAGTGGGCAATCGCCAACAAATTCTCGCCGAACCTGGTGTTCGAGGTTCTCGGCGGCCGCAAGAAGTGCGTTCGCGGCCAGGCCCATGAGATCGCCATCAAGCTCGGCTTGAAGGCCGGCGAGATCTGCACCGATCCAGCCAAAGCTCTGGATGTCGCGTAATGAGCACCTCGGCCCACGCATCCAACTCGTCGGCCAGTAGCCGCTTCGCCTCGGCATCTGCCGCGAAGAACGTCGGACTGTTCCGTACCGATTTCCAGCTACCGGCTATTGCTGCCGAAGTCAGCCCGGATTCTACACAGATACCCAGCAGCTCTTCGATCACAAAGCTCTGTGCCTCAACCTTCGCCTGCAACTGTTTCAGTTCGTCCCGCATGTCATCGGCCCTGTTGGTGAATGTAACTGATTTCATTGTGCATGGCGCAATGCCATTGCCTAGTTGCAAATACAGAATTTGTTTGGAAGGGCCGCGCTACCGCGCCAGCGGGGGCTTCCAATGAAACGCCGCAATTGGAAGAACGCCCAGCCAACCAACCTCCGGCAGGCCCTGGAGTGGTGCAAAGACCATGGCCGGGAACGGCGGCGGCTCAGCGTCGAACGTATCGCCGAGCAGATGGGACTGCCGGACCATTCCGCCCTGTACAAATGGCTCGTCAACGGTCGCATGCCAGCGGTGTTGATTCCCGCCTACGAACAGGTCTGCGGCATCAACCTGGTAAGCCGTTGGCTAGCGGCCAGCGCGGGCAAGGTCTTGATCGACATTCCCTCCGGCCGCGTCAGCAGCCCTTCCGACATCCAGTCGCTGCAGGCCGTGCTGCACCGTGCAACCGGCGCGCTGATGGCCTTCTACGCCGACGAGCAGGACGCAGCCGCGACTCTCGGGGCGTTGCAGGCCGGCTTGGAGGAACTGGCGTGGCATCGCGGCAATGTTCACCAACACGCCCACCCGCAACTCAACTTCGGAGGCCCTGACGATGAGTAAGCCGACCAACATTCCGGCGCTACTGCGCCGCTTGGACGAACACGCCTATGACCAGCTATGCGCCGAAGCTGCGCGCCTTGCCGAAGAGAACGAACACCTGCGCACCGAGCTGACCCGCATGGAGGAGTGTGCCGAAGGGTGGTGCAACGAGGCCCAACGTCTCCACGAGCAACTGGCGGAGGCCACCGGTGGCCAGGCCGCTATCACCCAGTCCGGCGCTCTGGTCGTCATCCCGATGGAGCGCTGCGCATGAGCACCGAAAAATACCGCTCCGAACAGGTGCAGCGCGTGTTGCGCGTGCTGCTGGCCCTGGCCGGCAACGAGTTCCGCGGAATGCTGCTGAAAGAGGTGGCCGCCGCCGCTGAATGCACTACCGACAACGCTCTGCGCGCCCTGGAAAACCTGCGCACCGCAGGCCTGGCAGATCGCAGCCCACATGACCATCACCGCTGGCTTCTCGGCCCGCGTCTGGTGCAGGTGGCCTTCGCCTTTGAAGAGGCCCTGCGCAAGGCGCAGCACGAACTCGACGAGCGCCGCCAGCGCTACACCCGTACCCCGAATTAAGGAAGTCCCATGGCTCGCAAAGCAACTCCCGTGAAAGTAGACCCCATGCCCGAGATCAACCAAGAAGTGCTCCAGGAAGAGGTCGGTGCTCTGACGATGCTGGGCGATATTGCACAAGGCATCCAGGAAGAGCGCGACCTGGTCAACCAGCTACTCGGTCAGGCGCAGATGGCCGGTGCCTTTGAGGAGTTTTCCCGGACGGTCCGGACTTCCAAGCTGGCGTTCGTCAAGGAAAACAAGCTCTACCGGGCTATCGCAGGAAAGAAAAATCCGGACGGTCCGGAAAATCTTTCAGGTACCTGGGAAGAATTCTGCCGTTTGCTCGGGCGGTCCGTCGACCAGGTAGACGAAGACATCAAGAATCTCCGTACCTATGGAGAGGACGCCCTCGAATCCATGTCCCGGATGGGCATCGGTTACCGCGAACTGCGCCAATGGCGGAAGCTGCCGGAAGACTCCAAGAGCGCTCTGATCGAAGCCGCCAAGCAGGGAAACAAGGAAGCCGTTGAGTACCTCGCCGAGGAACTGATCGCCAAACACTCGAAGGAAAAAGAAGAGCTGCAGGCGAAGCTGGAGGACGTTCAGCAGGACTACGACGCCCTGTCCAAAGTCGAGGCGGACACCAGCAAGAAACTCCGCGACGTCAAGTTGGAGCTGCAGCGCGCTCAACTACGCACTGCTCCCTGGAGCGAGAAGGTCGCGCCCTTCCAGGAGGAGATTGCCAAGCGCCAGGTGCTGATCGACGAGGCCCTTGGTCGCCATCTCCAAGCTGTTGAGGCCCTGGACGCCTGGTGGATCGGCGAAGCGGTCAACCAGCCAGGCTACGACCCCGAGGCTTACGTTGAGATGCCGCTCGAAGTACGCACGGTACTGATCGAGCTGGACGATGCCATCACCCGCACCGCCCACCTGGTGGCGGCAGCCCGCGACCAAATCCTCAACCGCTTCGGGGACGAACTGGCTCTGGCTCGCCAGCACCAGTTGCAGCCCGAAGAGCAGGCCCAGTGATGGACGTGAAGGGAGCGGTTGAAATGTCGGTCACGCCGGATATCCGCGATTACCTGATGGATCTTGCCAGGCGACTGGATGCCGCAGGCTGGAGCCAGCGCGGCGGCATCATGTCCTCGGCCCAGGAGTTCCTGGGATGGTCGTCGGCGACCATATACCGCCAGCTCAAGTCCGTCTGCGGCTGGCAGTCGGGCCGCAAGACCCGCAACGACAAAGGCTCGACCAGCGTAGCCACCGAGGCGCTGCAAATGCTGGGAAGCATGCAGCGCGAGAACATCCGGGATAACGGCAAGCAGGCGATGTTCACGCCTTCGGCGCGCTCGATCCTGGAGCAGAACGGTATCCATCTCGGCGTCAGCAATGCCCAGCTCAATCGGTTGATGGCGGCCCGCAGTCTCAACGTGGCCAGCCAACGCCAGGTCGACCCCGTCCAGGCACTGCGCGCACCTCATCCGAACTACCTTCACGAGGTCGACCCGTCGCTGTGCCTGCTCTACTACCTCAAGGGCCGCCAGCACATCATGCGCGAGCGCGAGTTCTACAAGAACAAGCTGGAGAACTTCGCGAAGGTCAAGCTGAAGGTCTGGCGCTATGTGCTCTATGACCGCGCCAGCGGAGCGTTGGTGACCTGGTACTGCGAGTCAGCCGGCGAGAGCCAGCATGCGTTGTTCGAGTTCCTGATGTACGCCTGGGGCAAGCAAGAGGGGCGCCTGATTCACGGCGTACCCAAGTTCCTGCTGTGGGACAAGGGCTCCGCCAACACCAGTAATGCGATCAAGAATCTGCTGGATCATCTGGAAGTCGAGCCTCTGGAACACGCTGCGGGAAACGCCCGCGCCAAGGGGGGCGTTGAAGTCGGCAACAACATCGTCGAAACCCAGTTCGAGAGCCGCCTGCGCTTCCAGCCGGTGAACGACATTGCCGAGCTGAACGCCTCGGCCCAGGCCTGGGCTGAGGCCTATAACGCGAATCTGATTCCGCATCAGGATTCGCGGCTGCACCGGAAGGGGCTGGATGCGCCGGTCGCCCGCTACGACCTGTGGCAACTGATCCGTGCCGAGCAGTTGCGTCTACTACCTCCGGTAGAGGTCTGCCGAGCGCTGATGACCAGTAGCGAGGTCGAGCGCAAGGTCAACCCGGACCTGACCATCCAGTTCAAGCATCCAAGCGCCGATGCCTCGGCCTTCTACAGCGTGCGCGGCCTGGACGGCGTCACCGTGGGCAGCTTCGTCAGTGTCCGGTCCCTGGTATACGGCGATTGCGCCATCCAGATCGAGGTGCCGCGCTACGACGGCGAGAGCCTCAAGTACCGACTGGAGCCGATCCGGGGTTACGACGTCTTCGGCCAGCGCCTGGACGCAGCGGTACCTGGCCAGGAGTACAAGGCTCAGCCGGAGACTGCCATCGAGCATGCCGCCAAGGCCATGGACGAACTGGCCTATCCGGAGCAGGACGCCAAGCAGGCCAGGGCGAAGAACATCACTCCGTTCGGCGGCCAGCTCGACTCCCACCAGCACCTCAAGCAGGTGGAACACCCCACCTACTTGCAGCGCCAGGGCAGCACTATCGAAACGCCGGAGCATCTGCGCATTGACGTGCCGAAGCTGTCCGCCATGCAGGCCATGTTGCGGATTGCCCAGGCGATTGGCCGCAACCTCACGGCGCAGGAGAACGCCTGGCTGCGCAGCACCTTTAAGGAGGGCGTGCCCGAGGACCAGGTCAACGCCCTTATCGAACAGTTCACCCGGCCGGTCGCTGTTCCTCCGGCCTCCAACGTCAGCGGCCTGCGGGCCGTGTAGGAGCACGTCATGCAGATGAAGTTGAAGCGGGTACTTGCCGACCTCGGCATTCCGCAAAGCGAACTGGCCGCATCCCTGGAGAAACCGGACGGCCAACCCCTCAGCCAGGCAGCCGTTGCGCAGTTGGTCAATCACGGCCAATGGCCGAAGACCATCGACCGCTCCGGCCTGGAGCACAAGATCAAGGAAACCCTGTTCGCCCGTGGGGCGAACGATGACCACATTCGCGACTTGTTCGTGATGGAAGCCGATGCAGCGCCGCCCGCCAAGACTGACGCTGCACCGGCACTCAACAATGCAGACAGCAAAGAGAGCGACACCATGCTACTACGAAAGTACACCCTGACCCCCGAAGCCAAACACCACTTCCGTCTGCCGCGTGACCCGTTCACCTACGAGATGCAGTCAGCAGAGGACGTATTTCTGTCCGATGACATCCGCTACGTGCGCCAGTCCATCCGTCAGACCGCGAAGCATGGTGGGATGTTGGCGGTGATCGGCGAGTCCGGCGCGGGCAAGTCCACACTCCGCGAGGACCTGGCCGAGTGGATTCAGGTCAACCAGGAGCCGATCACCATCATCGAGCCCTATGTACTGGGTAGCGAGGACAGCGACCGCAAGGGCAAGCCGCTCAAGTCCATCGACATCATCAGTGCGGTGATTCGCACCATCGCTCCCGGCGATAAGGCTCGCGGTAGCCTTGAGGATCGCTCCGAGCAGATGCACCAGTTACTCAAGAGCCAGGTCGGCAAGAAGCACGTTCTGGTAATCGAAGAGGCACACAGCCTGTCCGAGGCGACGATTAAACACCTCAAGCGCTTTTACGAGATCAAGAGCGGCTTCAAGCAACTGCTGTCCATCATCCTGATCGGCCAGACCGAGCTGGACATCAAGCTTTCCGAGAACAACGCTGCGGTACGCGAGGTCGTGCAGCGGTGCGAAAAGGTCTGGTTGCAGCCTCTGGACAACAATGTCGAGGCCTACCTGAAGCACAAGCTTGCACGGGTCGATGTCGACTACCTGGACGTGTTCGAGCCGTCCGCCTTCACGGAAATTCGTAACTGCCTGCGCAGCACCGTACCGGTTGGGCGCGGTGGCCATCGCAGCGTGCAGACCTCCTCGCTGTGCTACCCGTTGGCGGTCAACAACCTAGTCAGCGGAGCCATGAACGAGGCGGTGAAGGTCTGCGAACCCAAAGTCACTGGCGAGCTGATCGCAGCCGCCGTGCGGGCGGGGGTGTGATATGCGCGCGACAGTCACTCTTCACGCCGTTCCGAGGCGGCCACTGCGCGATCCATTCTTCGCGTGCCACGTCCTGACCAATGAGCTGGCCGAAAAGCTCGCGGCGGTCAACGCAGTCACCCGTGCGCTCCGCGAAGTCGGCATTCGCGTCGTCGCGACATCAGTTCCCGATGAATCGCTGTTCATCGACCGGGACCAGGCACAGAGCCTGGCCGATCACTTCATGTCGGAGTTTCGCAGCGCTCATTGCAAGACCGTTGGCATGACTACTTGCAACACCGTGCGTCTGCGCGGGGTGAAGGTGTCGTGGGTGACCCAGGTGAAGGAGCAAGACCAATGACCGTCATAACTCACGCTTACACCCCGCTGATGGATGTTGATGCCATGAGCGAGGAGGACTGCCGCCTGGCCCTGAAGGACGTTCTGCGCGATGGCTTCGCGAAGGACCAGCAGATGGTCGAGCTGAAGACCATTAACCACACGCTGAATCAGCAGCTCAATCACGCGAACAACATCCTGATCAAGCTGGCGGAATTGAAGCTGGCCTATCAACACGAGGCCTATGAAGCCGAACTGGAGCAGTTAGCCGCCTACTACCTGCACCTCAAGGCCGAGCAGCAGACTGCTGGGAGTGTGCACTGATGGACAGCAAGCTTTCCGCTTCTATGGCGGCCCTGCGCAAGGCTGTGAAGAGTCCTAATCCAGCGATGTTCTGGCAGGAAGCCATGGGCCATGTCGCCATAGTCCTAGATCACCTGCAGGCGCTGATCAGTGATGGACGGCCTGTTCCGGTACCAGGCCCGAAAGGTTGGTACGAGATCGACGACGAGTTGCTCGGCTGGGTGGTGGACCAGGTGTTCGACGGAGCCATTGAGGATGACACGCCGATCCGCGACATCTATCGCCTGATCGCGCGTGACCTGCTTGCCGCTCGGCACTACACCCATTCAGCACCGAAGTCTCTCCGCGACGTGCTTTCCGAACGCATCCGACAGATCGCCGACAAGGGGCATCACCCGGAGCACGACGACGAGTACTCCGATGGTGCGCTTGTGCTGGCTGCAGTCTGCTACGCCGAGGAGGCCCACTGCCGAACCAACGATCCGGAGCGCTCTATGAGTACCGCCAAGATCGTCCCGGACCTGTGGCCGTGGGATGAAGAGTACTGGAACCCCAGCGACTGTGACCGTCGCAATCTGGTCAAGGCGGTGGCGCTTCTTCTGGCCGAGATCGACCGCATCGACCGCGTTATCAATATCCAAGAACAGGGAGCCGCCCATGGCTGAAAAATTAGCACCTCGTCCCGCCGGGTATCGCATGGACGCCAAGGGGCGCCTGGTGCCTGAAGAAATGATCAAGCCCATCGACCTTGAGCGGGACCGCCTTGTGCAGGAGATCGTCGCCAAAGGGAAGGCCCTGAACAAAGCGTTGCTGGACTTCAAGCTGGCTACATTCGGCGATATCGAAGCCTTCATCACCCTGTCGGCCGAGCAGTACCAAGCGAAGGTAGGAGGCAAGAAGGGCAACGCCTCCCTGGTCAGCTTCGACGGTCGCTACAAGGTCATTCGGGCCATGGCCGACAACATTGCCTTCGACGAGCGCCTGCAGGCAGCCAAGGCGCTGATCGACGAGTGCCTCCACGAATGGACAGAGGGCGCGCGCGCGGAGGTCATCACGCTGATCAACGATGCCTTCCGTGTCGACCAGGCGGGAAACATCCGTACCGGCAGCGTGCTCGCTCTGCGCCGCCTACAGATCGACGACGAGCGCTGGCAACGTGCCATGCAGGCCATCGGCGAGGCTGTCCAGGTCGTGAGCACCAAGGCGTACGTGCGTATCCAGGAGCGGGTCGGGGACACCGACCAGTACCGCTCCATTCCTCTTGATATCGCGGGGGTGTGAGATGGCCGAAGAGATCAACATCGACACCATCATGTCGCAGGCCCAGGTCTTCGCCAGCGCCTGGTCGCTGGTCGGGGGCACATTCGACGACGGCCACGCCATCGAGAATGCGGAGGAAGCCAAGGCTGAACTGCGCGAGATGCTGGAAGACTTCTGCTCAAACACTGACCTGCAGCACGTAGCCGAGTTGCTCGTTTCCTGGCACCAGAAAGGCATTGGCAATATTGACCAGGTTCTGAGCGCGCCCCCAGGGATGGAAATCCACTTGGGGGACGATCCGATAGTGCTGAGCGGTTCGAGAGCTGAAGGGTTTCGAATGGGCCTGCAAGTAGCTCGCTTCTGGCTCGGCGAACTGCCGCTGTCTCTCGGTACGAACGAGCCGGCAGACGAGGATTGAATATGTCGTCAACCCTTATCGAGTTCCAAGACAACGGCCAGGACTTTCTAGTCTGGCTGTTGAACCACGACGGCGTGGTTATTCGGAGCTGGCCTTATCAGACCGATGTATGGGGCGGGACGAAGGTTACGAACCTCAAGACGCTCAAGCGTGATGGCATCGTGAAAGCTGAGTTTCACGGCCGCCCCTGGGTGTGTCGGCATGCTGTTGCCGCTGTTCATCCGGTTCAACCGGTGGACGTTTCGGTCAAATGGGACGGCATCGCTGGTTACGTCACCAGCACGGTACGGGGTAAGCGGGCATCGTGTACTCATGACTGCGAAGACCCTGTGAGGCGCTTGGCTGAGAGGATTTTCCCCAGCCTCAAATCCAGCATTGAGCGGCTGGAGTGCCAACCTGTCGGCAAGGTCCATAGCCTCTGGCGTATCACTCCGGAGGGCACGTAATGGCTACGACCAACCCCAACCGTCTACGCCTGATCAAGCTCATCCACGTTGGCCGGCGCGAGCTGGGAATGGATGAAGAAACCTACCGCTTGCTCCTGGCCGGCATGAAGGGGCTGGACGGTGCGACATCAACTGCGCAGCTCACTGTTCCAAATCTCTACCGAGTACTGGAACAGCTCAAGCTGCGAGGGTTCAAGGTCCGTCCGAACCGGCAGTCCCGTCCTCTGGCGGACGACAGCCAGTCGCGGAAGATCCGCTCGCTCTGGCTGGAGATGCATCAGCAGGGAATCGTCAACGATCCATCGGAGCGCGCGCTCGCTGCATTCGTGCAGCGGGCAACTGGCGTCGCCGCGCTCCGTTGGCTCAAGGCCGACCAGGCCAGCAACGTCATCGAGAGGCTCAAGAAATGGCAGGATCGGTAAGAACGCCCGGCAGTACAGCCGGCGAGCTGCTGGCCGCGCTGGCGGATCACGTCGCGCAGTCCGCAATCGAAACCCTGCACGTCAACCCCGAGCTGGCCGAGGCGCACGGTTCGGAAGTGGCGGCGCAGATGGCGCAGGTATGGGGCGGGCAGCAGCTCTACGTTCCGAAGGGGGTGCACGTACAGGTATCGAAGCTGCACCAGCAACTGTTCGACGAGTTCACTGGCAGGAACCAGCGGGAGCTGGCGATGAAACATAACGTGTCACTGCAGTTCGTGTATCGGGTCTTGAAGCGGATGCGGCTGGCGTTCATCGCTCGCAACCAGGGAGACTTGTTTCATAGTCATCTGGACGAGGAAGAGTGAGGCTGAAGGGCCTCACCCTTTTCTTGCAAATCTCACAATCACTTTGGATTTTCTATCCCAGTCTGTCCCGGCACCGCTCGGAATATCCCGGATTTATCTCACCGATTCCCCTACAGTTATCTCATTCCCTTTCAGCGCGCTCGGGCAACTGGATAACGAGGGGAGGCTGAGTGGTATCGGGCGTGACTATCTGGACCTGATCGGCAAGCGCAGTGGCCTGCGGTTTTCCTTCACTGGAGCACGCAACTTCGTCGAGACGAAAAGCCGACTGGATGCGGGGGAGGCATTGGTTACGCCGACCATGCCTTCGTCGGAGCGCTTCGATTCCGGCCTCGAAGTGCTGACGCCCTATCTACGCAGCACCACGGTGCTGATGGGCGCCCGCCAGGGTGGCCGGGATGAAAGGGTGGGGCGTGTCCATGGCCTCGCGGACCTGGCGGGCAAGCGATTGGCGACGACGATTGGCTACTTTCTCAACGACTTCATTCGACGCGAGCACCCGGAGATCAAGCTCCAGGTCTATCCGACCTTCCTCGCCGCCATGCGCAGCGTAGACGCCGGCCAGAGCGAGGCCGCCATCAGCAGCGACTATACCGGTCGCTATCTGTCCGCCCAGCATTTCGACAACCGGATCCAGGTCGTCGGTATCCTCGATGACCTCTCCATCCCGATCAGCATCGGCGTGGCGAGGAACCAGCCGGAGCTGCAGGGCATCCTGGAGAAGGCGCAGCTGGCGATCGCTCCGGAAGAAGTGGCGGAAATCCTCCACCGCTGGGAGCCTCGCTTCGCCAAGGGAGGGGCGGACTTCTGGCGCGATCACCGGAGCAAGATTCTGCAGATCGGCGGATTGTTCGGCGTACTGATTTCCATCTCCCTCATCTGGGGTTTCTACCTGATGCGCCAGGTGCGCAAGACCCGCCAGGCAGAAGAGCAAGCCGACGCTGCCAACCGTGCCAAGAGCGTGTTTCTTTCGACGATGAGTCACGAGATCCGCACGCCATTGAATGCGGTCATCGGCCTGCAGGAACTGGTGCTGAAAAAGGGCGAGAAGGGCGTGTTGGACCTAGATTCGCTGAGCATTGCCCAGGAGGCCGCCCAGGGGTTGCTGCTTCTGCTGGGCAATATTCTCGATTTGTCGCGGATCGAATCCGGTCGGTTCGATTCCGCTCCCGAACCAGTGCTTCCTGGCGAGTTGATCAGAGGAATCCTGCCGCTGGTTGGTGGGCTGACGCGGCAGAAGAATCTTTCCCTGGCACTGGAACTCGACGGGGATCTCGAGCAATGGGTGCTGGTGGATCCCCTGCATTTCAAGCAGGTGTTGTTCAACCTGCTGGGCAATGCCATCAAGTTCACCGAGCGCGGAGGGGTAACGGTGCGGGCGGTGGGGCGGCGCGAGGCGGAGAGGCTTCATTTGCTGCTCGAGGTAAGCGACACCGGCCTCGGTATTTCGGAGGAGGACCAGGCCAGGCTGTTCCGGCCATTCTCGCAGGTCGGCTCGCCTGCGCTTGGCCAGGCGTCCGGCAGCGGCCTGGGGTTGTACATCAGCCGACGCCTGGTGCACCTGATGGGCGGCCAGATCAGCCTGCGCAGCGAACTGGGCAACGGCTCCTGCTTCTCGGTCGAGTTCGATCTTCCGCTGACCGGGCCTCCGCCCAGCGAGTCCAGCGAAGCGCGTTCCGGAGTTGCCGAGGTCGAGGAGCAGAAAGAGGCAAGGGCGCTCTCGATCTTGCTTGCGGAAGACCATCCGTTCAATCGGCTGACCCTGACCATGCAATTGGAAAGCCTTGGGCACCGGGTGACCTCCACGGAAGATGGCGAGGAAGCATTCGAACGTTGGCAGGGCGAAGACTTCGATGTCGTGATTACCGACGGCATGATGCCGCGGATGGATGGCTACGAGCTGGCGCGACGGATCCGCTCGCAAGAAGCCCTTGGCGGTCGGCGTCGCTGCTTGGTGATAGCGCTTACCGCCAGCGCCGAGAAGGATGCGCTGGAGCGTTGCCTGGCTGCCGGCATGGACCGGGTCCTGTTCAAGCCGACTACGCTCGATGAGCTCGCTCGGGCGCTGAACGGGGGAGAGCCGCTCATGCCTACGAGCGTCGATTCGCAATGAAAGTGCCCGACTGGTTGCCGTTTTGCGTGCCGCGAGCGGATGTATCGGGTAATCTCTCGCAGAAATGAACCAGCACTAGTGAAGCGAACGATGGGTTTTGAACAACTTGCCGAGCTGAGAGACCGTCTGCGCGCACAGGCGGCGCAGGCGAAACCGGCTCAAACCAAAAGCTCCGCGGGACGCGCGAAGAAACGTGAAGCCGTCGAGCCGGGAGTCGAGGCTATCTGGAGGCTGCAACGGCATTTCCCGCTGGCGTTTCCGAAAAGCCCCGCGGCCAAGGTTCCGCTCAAGCAGGGCATCCTCCAGGATGCGCAGCAGCATCTCGAGCTACTGGGAATCACCGCCGAACAACTGAAACAGGCCATCGCCACCTGGTGCCAGGGCAGCCGCTACTGGAGTTGCATGGTGGAAGATGCGCCGCGACTGGATCTGCAAGGCCAGGTTGCCGGCAAGGTAACCGCCGAGCAGGCGGTGTATGCGCGGCGGCAGGCGTCTCGCCGACAGCGCGAGCAGATGCGCGAGAAGCGCGCCAAGCGTGCGCAGGCAGATAGCGAAGCAGCGGCCGCCACGGAGGCGCCGACGCCTGAAGCGCCCGCAACCGAAGCGAGGCCCGAGGCGAACTGATCGCCGGGGCAGGGCGCGTCGGATCCTGGCGCGCTCCTCGGTTGCCGGTCGCTGCGGGCCCATTTCGCGGACGTCTGGGCCCGTTTCTCCCGGCTTGTGCTACGCAATAGCCTGATCTGCAAAGTTTTTTTCGTAGAGCGCTTGCCAAGCTCGGCGAATCCGTCCATAATTGCGTCCATTCCAGCGATGGGTGAGCTAAAAATCTTTTGAAATCAAAGGGTTATAAGTTCAAAATCGCGCCAGGAAAGAAATTTCAGCGATATGCCAAACGCATGTCGCTTCGCTCAAAGGCTGAGTAGCAGAGTGGTTATGCACCGGATTGCAAATCCGTGAACGCCGGTTCGATTCCGACCTCAGCCTCCAACAGGAAAGCCCCGTAGCTCAGTGAGTTACGGGGCTTTTTTCTTGCCTAGGAAAGCGGATCATTTCCGCAATTCTCCGATCATTTCCGCAACGCCTCCTCACTTCGTCGGGCTTACCACCTCGCCGACGCGTCGGTAAACGTTCTTCGTGATCTGTTCCTTTGTGTGGCCAAGCAGCTTGCTTGCGTCGGCCAGGTTCTCGATTTCGCTGGCTGCCTTGGGGCGAATATCGCTGAAGCGGAACTGCTTGATTCGTTCAGCAAGCGGCTCGTCTCGGGCGGCCACTGCTTGGGCGGCGGCTTCTGCTCGCGCCTCGTCCCAGCGATTTCGCATCATGGCGTAGCTCATGCGGAGGCCTGATGGGTTCGTGATGAGGCGCGAACTGGTAATGCCGGCCAGTTTCCGGCGCTCGAACAGGCCGTCGATGAACACGCCCAGCCCTGTTGGCTGTTCGCCATCGAGCAAGCGAATCCTGAGCTTCTTTCCTGTCTTGCCCTGGGCAACCAGCAGGAACTCGCCTGCCAGATCGCCTGTTGAGACTTTCAGCGTGTCCGCAGGTCGCTGGCCGGTGAGATAGGCTAGATCCATCGCGTCTCGAAGCTCCTGGCAGGCATGAGCGTAGACCGCTTCCCAGACATCGTCGGAGGCATAGTAGTCCCTGGCCTTCTCCTTGTTTCGTCGCACCCGGGCGCAGGGGTTTTCGCCATCGATGTAGCCCCACTCCCTCGCGAGCGTGAAGACATGCGAGAGCAGTGCTATCTCCCGGTTTCCACGAGTTTTCGCCGTCCTGGCATCGCGGTACTGGGCGACCACCTGAGGAGTAATTGCCGTGATCGGCGCGCTATCAAAGGCTTTCCGTAGTTGCCTCAGTTCGGCTTGATTGTCCGATTGGGTACGCGGCGCCTTCGTCGGGACGACCTCGCGCTCGTAGCGATCGAACAGTTCTTTCATGTAGCGCACGATCTTCGGCGTTGTCGTCCGCTCGAGGCGAGCCCATTCGGCGCGCGCCTCGTTCAGGTCGCTACCCAGCGGAATCTCCTTTCGATTTCCCTCCTCGTCTCGGCCGTTGTAGTAGTAGCCGATCCAGACTTTCCCCGATTTCAATTTTCGGACACGCTTCAACATGCGGGGCGGCATGTCTCGGTTCGTAGACTTCGGCCGCATATCAGGACACGTTCGACAGGTCGAGCGACCAGGCGGGGTCGGAAACTGTGGTTCTTGTGGGATGAACGCCTGCCAGACGCAACCGCGCATACACCCGCCCGACTATGGGACGGCCCGCTGCGTTGGTTTCATAGTTCCAATGGTGATTTTCGAGCCACTCGATCTGTTTGCTCACGACCTTTTTTCCAACTAATTCAGTGAGTTCGTCAGGGGATAGAAACTCGGAAAGGGACATCGCTGTTCCCTCATGAAATAGCGGCCCTTTCCGTTGGGCCGCGGGCATGGATGATTTCAGGTAGGATGCACCGGCTCACCGGTGACGGGACCAGCCTTGGCGGGCATGTGCCCCTGATCCGGTGGGCTTTCGCTGGGCGAAGGTCTGGCCGGAAACGGCTTTCCCGCCAGGATGCCCAGGGCGTCGGTGGCGCGCTGGACGATGTTGAGCGCCACCTGCAGCGCCGCCACGTCCTCTTGCATGCGCATGAGCGCGGTCATCTTGGGCCGGTGCTCGGCACACACTCTGTCGCGAAGCTGACCGGCGGCGCGGCGAACCGCGTCGGCCGTGCCGTGGTGCTGGAGCACCAGGGCCATGACCAGTACCACGTCGACGCTGTGCATCTGCATCGTGGTTGTGCGAAGGAGCCAGCGGGGAAGTGCGATGCCTGGTTTCTGCTTCATCCGAAGCACCCCGTCTGCCAGGCCGCCAGCGTGCGAACGATCGGGAATATCTCCACCAGCCCCACCACGGCCAGGCCGAGGGCGGCGATGATGCCGAGGGCGGTCAGTGCTCTACGCATCGCGCGGCCCTCCCTGAGTCGCCGTTGCCCGGTCGAGACGTTCGATCTCGGCCAGCGCCAGGGCGCAGGCCTTGACCATATCGCGTCGAGCAGTGCTCGGCTTCCACCACTGTTCATCCCAGGGCCAGGCCAGCGACACCAGCAGGGCGGCGGTTCCATCGTTCGGAGCGCTGGAGCCGGCCAGGGCGTAGCAGGCGGCGGCGCGGGCCATCTGGCCGTGGCTGTGCTCGTCGTCGTGCTCCGGCGTCCATCCCTCTGCCTCGACCTGCCGGCGTCGCTCGGCTTGAACATCGAGCCATGCTTGCGGCACTTCCGTGCCGGGCGCGGCGGCGAGCATGTCGCGCAGTTCCCGGAGCAGAGCTTTCCCGGTAGCGCCGCGCTGTGCGAGGAATTCACTTAGGCGCCCGATGAACTCCTCCGGCACGCTGTGCTGAGCCTGGGCTACAGGGGCGGCGTAGAGCTGATGTTTACCTTTCGGAAGGAGTCTTTTCCCATGGAAATTGTAGGGGCCATAGTCCCTGTCAATGACTTCTACCCAAGCCACCGGCTCCTGCTTCTCCAGCTCCGCGACCCTGGCCAGGGCGGCGTCGGCGCGTTCGCGGTGGTGGTCGCGCTGCAATTGCATGCAGTCGAACTGTTCTCGCCAGCGCTCGGCATCGGACGGCGGCGCCTGGTCATTGATGAGGGCCAGCAGGCTCTCGGCTGAGGAGTGAACATCGTCGAGGTCCGTCGACCAGCGGTGCGGGGTGCTGTCGTGGATGTTGTCCAGGGCTTCGACGATGCCGCGCAGGCGGGTAACGCACTGCTCGATTAGTTGGTGTTGGGTAGATGACATGGTGGTGTCTCCGGTTGCGCAGACCTATCCATTGGTCTGCGGGCTGTCTGTCGAAACTCGGTGCAGATGACGATCACGTCGGGGCCGTCACGGCGGTGGACCGGCATGTTGCTGAAGTCGAGGCTCGAACAGTCGTCCAGGCGTCGCTCGCAGGCGCGGCAGCGCCCGCCCTTGGGGTAGTAGTTGGGCATGGTTGGCTCAGGTGAAGAGGGTGGGCTGGGCGCTCTTGTCCAGCGCCTGCTGGATCTTGGTGAAGGCCTCGGGGTGCTGCTGGTCGAACGCTGGCATGCGGGCAGACTCAACCCAGGTGCCGCGCTCGGCGCCCTTGTCGAGCCAGGATCGTGTCCAGTTCGTCGCGCTGACGCCGCATTCGGCGATCTGCTTCGTGGTGATGAAGCCCTGGCGGCGAAGCGTGGCGATCACTTTCAACGCGCCTTCCTTCCACTCGGTGAGGCGCAGCGGCGCCGGAACGCCGGCGGGCACGTCGGGGACCACGATCGGGACGTGGCAGCGTTCAGCGGGGTTCCAGTCGAACAGTTGCGGCCCGCTCAAGTGCTGGAGCCAGTGGCGCAAGTGGAACTCGGGGAAGTCGACGAACTTGCCGTCGCGCCGACGGTGTCCGCGGGACGGCGCGAGCACTGCGATGCCGCACATTTCAAGCAGGCGCGCGATTCCCTGGCTGGCCTCGGTGATCCGCCCGACAATGACCATGCGGTGATCTGGCCCGGGCGCCCCGTACCGGTCCTGCCAGTACTGCGGCAGGATCTGGTCGGCTACCTTGGCGTTCAACTGCAATTTGGCCTCTACGCCGATCTGCCGGCCACCCTCATGGACCACCAGGATGTCGAACCCGGCAGTCTCCGGGTAGCAGGTCCAGCCGGGGACTCGGTTGAACTCGTCGATGAACGCCGCGCAGAGTTCGGCCTCGCTCTGCACCAGCGGCGCATTGGATCTGGTCATGGTGCATTCCTTGCCCCGCAGTTGGGGCAGTCGTCGAAGCGCTGATGCTCTGTGATGAAGCGTCCGCAGCCGCTGCAATTCAGCCTGGTGCTGTAGCTCAGGCGGCGCTGGCCCTGGTGCTCCGGCTTGGGTAGCTTCAGGCCGAAGAGCCGGAGGGCCTGCTTGTGGTTGAGGGAGGCCGCCACAGCAACAGGCCTGGCATGCTGGTCGATGTAGGACTTCGGCCAGGGCGCGCGCCCGCGCGCGGTGAGTATGCCGGCGTGGTCGAGCGGCCAGGTCCGTGCGGCGGCCAGGTTGGATGTTCGGCCGGCGGCCTCGGGTACCCAGACAAGACAGTTGCCGTCCCAGCCCCTGTCGTAGGCGACGTAGATGCGGTCGTCCGCCGGCGCGCCGGCGAGTGCCTGCGTCCGGGACAGGTCCAGGTCCTGATGATCGACGCCGTACTCGGCCCGGGCGCGCACGTAGTCGACCGGCCAGGGCAGATCGGTCTCGCGGCACTCGTATTGCCGTACGGCCCAGGCACGGGTGAACGTTTCGGCTTCGTCGAGGTTGGTGGTGTAGCCGCCGCCGGCGTGCCAGAACATGGCCCGGCTCCCGACGTTGCTGCGGCTGTCCTGGAGATAGAAGAGGTCGCTCATGGTGTCACCCGCTTGAACTCGACGACCCAGACCCATGGGTTTGCGGCCCAGCTTCCCTCGCCGTTGAGCGATTCCCAGAGGAAGCCGAACGCCCCCTTGGCTGTGTCGCCCCAGCAGCCGATATCGGCGCAGGCTTGCCGAGCGTGGTCGCATGGCTCGCCGCGCACTCCCTCTGCCAACGCCTGCTCTTCGCTGATGTCCTGCAGGCGCTCGACGCGCACCGCGGTGATCTCCAGTAGGATGCGGCAGGCCCAACGCGGCATATGGATAGAGGGGCGAACGCGGCCCTTAGAGATCATGGAGCATCCTGTCTGCCGGACGCTGAGGTCTGCCGGGTACCAGATCGGTTCACCTTGGCTGAGGTCGCTCGGCGCGATTGCGTCTACCTGGGCATCTGCTGCCCAGGCCTCCCGCACCCACAGCCGATCTCCGGGCTCGCCGTAGGGGCAGGTGATGCGTGCGTGCAGGCCGGCATCAAGCGTCTTGAATGGCGTATTGGGATCGACCATTGAGCCGAGGAAGTCGGGCTGCGGCTTCACCACTCGGCGCGTGACCGTCTTCCTACCTTCCAGGATGGCGCGGACCATGGGGCCGCTGAACAGGATGGGGCGCTCGCGGGGAGCGGAGCGATTTTCAGGCATGAATGATCCTTTGCCGTAGTGGCGCAATGGCATGGAGTGGGGTAGGTTTGGAACGGTTCGAGAGTCCGAAACTTGTTAGATAGAACTAAACGGACTTGATTTTTAAGTTGCGATAAGGAAGAAATATGAAACCTTTTAACTGGACTTGCCCTTACTGTAATCATGCAGTCACTGTTACGGATCATGCTTATAGCTATAGTCTTCATCAGTTTGCTGGTGGCAATAAAACTGGAGGTTGGCTCGGCTTAGCCACGTCTGTGATAGTCTGTCAGAATCCGAAGTGTGGCGAGTATTCAATTGATGCAGTACTTTGGCCAGGGGAGTTCTCTCCAAGCTTCACTCGTTCTGGAGCGAATATTCAGGAGTGGCGGTTGCGTCCGTCTTCAAAGGCGAAAGTTTTTCCGGGCTATATTCCTCTTCCTTTACTTAAAGATTATGAGGAGGCATGTCTTATTCGCGATCTAAGTCCAAAAGCATCTGCAACACTGTCTCGCCGCTGTCTGCAAGGAATGATTAGAGACTTTTGGAAGGTCTCGGAGGCAAATCTATTTCTCGAGATTAATGCTATTAAAGACAAGGTTGATCCAGTTACTTGGTCTGCTATAGATGCGATCCGGAGTATCGGAAATATTGGTGCGCACATGGAGAAGGACATTAATCTTGTAGTTGAGGTTGAGCCAGAGGAAGCGCAGTTGTTGATTGGACTTATCGAGATGCTATTGAAAGATTGGTATGTGGTTCGGTTCGAGCGACAAAAGCAACTTGAGGATATCGTTACTGCAGCGAAGCAGAAGCAAAAGCTGCGTAAGTCAGGTGACTAGCTCGGACAGTATTCGTCTTGATGCAACTGAGCGACACTCAGCGCCACCGCAACCGGGCGCACCCAGATCGGCGTATTGCTGAGCATGAAGGTTTCGCCGGCTTCGGCCAGCAGCAGGGTGGTGCCCATGACATCAGCGATGGCCTCAGCGGCGTGTGGCGGCACGGCATTGCCGATGCGCTCGCTCCAGTCCTTGTCGCTCATACCGTCGAGCACCAGGTATTCCTCGGGTTCGACCAGGCTCTGTAGGGCTGCCTTTTCCAGCGTGGTGAAGGGGCGGTGCCAGGTGCCGTCGAGGCTGCGGATAATGCAGGTCAGGCGTTCGTCCGCTGCTGGGATGCGTGGGTCAGCGACGCTGAATCGGCCGCTGTCGTAGCGGGAGCTGGCCGCGATGGCGCCGGAATGCTGGATGAAGCCGATCACCCCGTAGTGACCGCCGGTCAGGTAGTTGTCGCCCTTGCCGCGGTGCAGGATGCGCGGGTCGGCCACCGACTGCTGGCCGCCCTGGACGCCCTTGCCGCCGGCGATGATGGTGCCGGCAGGTTGGTCGTAGCGGATCACCCGATAGTTGCCGCTGTGGCGGTTCCAGTTGGGGCGCGGGTCGGCGACGCTGAAGGTGCCTTGGCCTGGCATCGTTTGCCCGGGGATAGTCGGCGCTGACTCGGCCCAGCGGATCACCCCGAACTGCTGGCCGTGGTTCCAGTTCGAAGCCTGACGGTAGCGCGGGTCGGCGACCGAGAACGCACCGTTGGTAGGGCCGGAACGGCCGGCGATAGTGCCGGCAGGGTCGTCCCACCCATGCACCCCCATGTAGCCGGAGCGGTACTCCGGCACGATTACCAGGTCGCGCAGGTAGCCGTCCTCAACGGCCAGGTCGTTCAGACTGCGCCAGTCGCTGCCGGCTCGCACCAGTGCCAGGCGAACCCAGGTCTTCCACTGCAGGGATGGCACACGGTGCATCGGGCCGGCGGCCTCGATGTCGCCGGGAAGCGGCATGCGACCGAGGATGTCGCCGACGGCGCGCAGGCTCTTCTTCTCCGGCTCGTACAGGAAGGGCGGCACCTTCTCGACGTGGCGTGCCACCAGGAGGAAGCGCTTCCGGGACTGCGCCAGGCCGCCGAGTTCGCCGCAGTCGTGAGTGGTTTCCGCCACGGCGTAGCCGAAGCCGCCGAGCAGGCTGTTGATCTGGTCAAGCAGGTGCCGGCCGCGGCTGGCGAGACGCGGGACGTTCTCGAAGACGATCAGCGGCACCGGGTCATCAGCCCATGCCTCGCCCATCAGCCAGATGCACCGCAAAGTCAGTTCGTTCAAGGCCTGGTACTTCGGGGTCAGGCTCATCTTCTCGGAGAGGAGGCCAGAGGCGCCCTTGCAGGGGGAGCTGATGAACACGGCATCCGGCCGGCGCCCGCCGGCGGCGCGACGAATATCTTCCGGGGTCGCCTCCCGCCAGCCTGCCGGCGGCTCCTTGCCGTGGAACCGCACGTACTGGTCGCGGGTGAAGAGGTCCAGCAGGGTGCCCGGGACACCAGCCAGTCGCTCGAAGTCGCGCAGGCCGGCTGGGTCCACGTCGATCCCGCCGAGGCAGACCCATTCGGCCTCGACGTTGCCGACCCGCGGGCGCGCCCGGTTGAAGCCAGCGGCGCCGCCGCCCAGGCCGCAGCAGAAGTGGAAGTGGTACAGGGTGCGCTTGATCATGCGGCGGGTTCCTTTTCGCGAACGTGAGGACGCACTGCGCTATGCGTAATGGCGCAGTGATGTCGTTGGGGCTAGAGTTGGGTGGCCCGGCATGGGGCCGGATCAAGGAGGAGTTATGACGTGTCTGGTATGCGGAAGTGAGGCTGGTAGAGAAGTTGAAAGCTTCGGAGGTGGCCGACGGTTCTTTTGCGAGCCGTGTGGTGGCTATTACCAAATTTCACACACCCTCGACGCAATCCTTCGCGGTAGATCGTTTGATGTGGAACCCACCCGTGCGCATCTAGAAAGAGAGCGCAATCGCCTCAACATCCATCCACGTGGGCCGGCGGAGCATCAGAGCGAGCCTATCCTTGTCAGCCATGACGACAGGTTTCTCGTAGGCTAAATGTCTAGCTGAGTGAGTTGCTCGGTGTCGTGGAAGATGTCGAGCTGCGCCAGGCCACTGCGCGCGGCATCGTTGAGCCAGAGGCATTCGATGCGGTCGCGCGCGCCGTCGGCGAGGGCATTCCGCTCGAGGCGGTGCCAGTGGCGGTAAAGGCGGTCGTGGAGGGGACAGGGGTATCCGGAGAGGACCACCATGCCGCTCAGCCCCTTGAGGAACGCCGCCAGGTCCCGGTGCTGGTCGTCGTCCAGTTCGTGTCGGTACGACTTGCCGGTGGCGTTGTGGCGGACCTTGGTGCTGCGAGTGGAATGGACGTAGGGCGGGTCGACGTAGTGCAGCGTGCTCGGCCGGTCGTGGTGCTCCATCAGCACCAGGGCGTCGCGGTTCTCGATCACCACGCCCTGTAGGCGCTCAGTGATAGCGGCCAACGCATCGGGGTAGTTGCGCCAGTCCAGCGCGGGCGCAGTGCCGGACCTGGCCGACGTTGAGCGGAACCCCGTGCGCTCGCCGCTCGCCGCGGCACTGCCGAAACCCTGGAAACTGCGCACCACCATCCGCCGGGCGCGCTCGAGCGGATCGGACGTTTCCGCGTAGCTGGCTTCGAACTCTTCCCGGGCAAACGGGGTAAGCGCCAGGGCCTGGCGCAGTTCCTCGCCACGGTCCCGCGCGACGCGGAACAGGTTCACTACGTCCCCGTCGAGGTCGTTGTAGACCTCGGCGTAGCTGCGGGCCTTCCGCAGCAGGACAGAAGCCGCGCCGCCGAATGGCTCGATGTAGGTGTGGTGGGGCGCCAGGTGCTGGATGATCCACGGGGCGAGCAGCCACTTGCCGCCGTGGTAGCGGAGAATCGGTCGTTGAGGAGGCATCGTCAGTACTCGGTGAACAGGCACTGGACGCCGCCCTGCCTGACAGGGCGGCCCACGAGGCATGGTTGAATCGCCCACAGGGCGGCGTCCGGTGCGTGCTTGCTGGAAGAGAAAGCGCCCCGGGTGGGGCGCTCGGCGGGTGGCTATCGCTGGCGCAGGGCCTGGACCAGGTACGGATCGACGTCTGGTTGACGCAGCAGCCAGGCCTTGTAGTCGTTCGGGACTTGATTGATCGGCGTGCCTTTGTGCTTGCCGTAGGGCATGACGGTCGGGATGCGCGCCTTCTCGCTCAGCGCATGGACCTCTTCCCAGGTGTCAGTCGCGTGACCGGCGTCCATGGCCACCTCCAGCAGGAAGCGGAGGACGATGGCGCAGTTGCGGACGTCGTCGAGAGCGGCGTGGGCGTTGCGCAGCAGCTCGCGGGCCTGAGCCTCCCGGCCGTTGCGCCGCGCGATCAGGTACATCATGGCCGACTGGGTGTGGCTGTCCTTGTCCGGGAACAGGAAGCGGCTCAGCGCCAAGGTGCAGATACGCTTGATGTCGGGGTTCTCGCCGGCCATGCGCCAGTCGAAATCGACGTTGTGGCCGATTATCAGCAGCGGGCTGGCGGGCAGGGCGAACTCCTTCGAGTCGCGGCAGCCGACCAGGTCCTGGCAGATGATGTGATGCACGGCCTGGGCGCCGAGGCTGATCGGCACGCTCGGCTTGAAGCGCTCCTGGTAGTACGGGAGATCCTCCGGCGCGACCGCCGCGAATTGGTAAGGCCGCTCGGGAAGCTCCAGCCATGCCGCCTCGATGATCTGGTCGGTCTGGTGGTCGGTGCCGGTGGTCTCGGTGTCGAAGATGATGGGCTTCATGCGCCCTCCAGTGATAGAGGCGGACATCCGAGTCCGCCTTGAGGTAGGGTCAGGCTGCAGCCTGTTGGTGCTGGTCGGTGAGTTGCCCGGCGTCGATCCAAACCGCTTGTAGCCAGGTCGGCGTCTTCGCCATCGGTTCCTTGAGCGTGCCGGCGACGATCAGCGTGTCGATCTCGCCGCCGACGGCCAGGCTCTGGAACAGCTTCATCGCCTGCTGAGTGCGCGCAGGGATATCCAGCACGTCGAAGCGGTCCAGCAGCGCCAGGCGCAGGCCGGAGATCGTCGCGATGGCCAGGGCCAGCGTCGCGTCGCACCGCCAGCGTTCGGACTCGGACAGCAGGCCGTAGAGCCGGCCGCCGAACGTAACGTCGATATCGGCGCTGATCTGTACCGGCGACCAGCCGGCAATGCCTGCCAGGCGCTTCAGCGTGTCGTTCACCGGACCGATGGCGTCGGCGAGGATCTCCGCCGGAATGCCGGTCGGTGACAGCGCGTCGACCATGCCGGTCCACGCCACCACGTCCTGGTGCGCGGCCTGCGCTTTCGCGATCGAGGCCTCGCGCTGGGTAGCGGCTTCCAGGGCTTCCTGCAGGGCGACCAGCTTCGCGCGGCTCGCGTCGCGGGCCTGTCGCAGTTCGTTGATGGCCTGCTCACCGTTGGCGATCGCCTCGGCGCTGGGCGCTTCGACGGACTCTGCTTCCAGGGCCTTGATCTGCTCGGCGGCGGCCAGGCACTCGTCTAGGTCACGCTGGCTGTTCGCGACGGCGCGCTGGGCGCTAGCCAGATACTCGCGGTACTCGGGCAACCGGCGGGCGGCTTCGGCATCGGCGATCTGCTCCGGCGGCTGGTGCACCACCAGGGTCCCGGCCTGCAGGTCGACCGCGCCCTGGCAGTGGGGGCAGGTCAGCGGCTGGTGCGGCACGCTGCCCGAGGAGGCCAGCTCGGCAGCCATGACCTTCTCGGACCACTCGTCCTGGTTCTGCTCGTCGGTGGTCAGCTTGTTCCGGCGGCGCGGCTCCAGGTCGACCAGCTCGCGCAGCTTGGCGATGCGCTGGGCGCGGCCGTCGGCAGCCTGGCGGGCCTGCTTGCTGGCGCCCAGGGCCTGCTGGGCCTCGGCCAGATCGTCCTCGAGCAGCTGCAGGTTCTTACCGGCCTCGGCGACCTGGTCTTCGGTGACCACGGTGGCCAGTAACGCCGGCGTCCAGTCGACGGCCTTCTCGCTGCCGTAGTTCTCGCCGGTGATCGCCTTCCAGGCGCCGCGCGCCTCGCTGGCGTAGTCCTTTGCCTGGCCGACCATGGCGGAGAACCCGGAACGGAGCAGGGGCTTCACCTTCTCGAACAGCGCCAGGTCGATGCCCTTGGCCTTCAGGCGCTTGGCGACCTCGGCAGGGCTGGCGCTGGCGCCGGTCAGACTGAGCAGCAGCTTGCGGCGATCATCCGCCTTCAGGCCCGCAAACAGGCTGGCGTCGAGCACGTATGGCAGGAACGGCGAGTCGGCGAGCGGGGAGCCTTTGCCGCTGGGCAGCGCGACTCCGCAGGCCTGCACCTCGCCGGCCTCGTCCAGCCACTCGACGCGGGCCTCACCCTTCTTGGCGCCCTCGGTGATCAGCTTGTCGATCTCCTTCTTCAGCGAGACGCGGCGCGGCTGTCCGTTGAAGGCCATAGCCACGCCATCAAGCAGGCTGCTTTTGCCGGCGCCGTTGTGTCCGGCCACCAGGAGCACCGGCGCAGAAACATCAAGGGCCGCATGACGCAGCCCTTGGAAATTGGTGATTTCGAGTTTCGTGATGCGCATGGCTCACTCCAGGGTGATGGGCGCTTCGGCCGGGGCCTTCTCGGCAACGGTCACGCGGTAGGTGTTGAGGTCTGGTGTTTCGCCCTCGGCGTCCAGCGTGATCACGCCGTCGTCGAGCAGCTTCAGGGCCACGGCCAGCGACTCGTCGGTGCTCAGCGCGAAGCGGGACTGCAGCCAGCCGGGGGTGATCTGGTCCTTACGCAGCACCAGGACAGTGATGTCGTCGATGGTGTGGCCGCCGTAGGTTGTGTCGCCGGGCTCGGCGGCGCTGCTCAGTAGGTCTTTTTCCGGTTCCGGCGGCGATTGCAGGATCACCTCGCGCTCGCCGTTGGAGTTCGGTGCCGATACGACCCCGGCCGCCTCCATCGCTTCAACGATGCGCGCGGCACGGTTGTAGCCGACTTTCAGGTAGCGCTGGAGTCCGCTGATGCTGACCCTGCGTGTGTCGATGACATGGCTGACCGCTTCGATGTAGAGCGGGTCCTGCGCGCCAGTGCCATCCGCGTCGCCGCCATCTTCGAGGACGAGAGAGTTCTGGTCCGGATCGGGCTGGATAGCATCCATGCCCTCCAGGTACTCAGCGGCGTCGGCCACCACCAGCATGCAGACCTTGCCGGTGCGGTCGATCAGGTCGTGGCGCAGCGGGTTGAACTGGCTGACCTTGAAGGTCGCCTTGATGCCTTCCTTGATCGCTACGGACTCCAGAATTCCGTCGATGGCCGGCCGCTCGCCTGCGGAGATCAGCTTGACCGCGTGTTTCACGGTGCGCTCTACGGTGGCGCGCATGCGCTCGATCACGGCGGCCTGGCGTTGCTCGGACATCTTCTGCCAAACATCCGGTAGGGCGCGGACCTCTTGTAACAGGGCCTGGAGAAGGTCTCGACCGAGAGATTCGGCGGCGATGGAGGTGATGTTGCTGGGCAGTTCTTCGGCGAGGTCGTCGACGAGTTCTTCAGCGATGGTTGCGGCGGCTTGGGCTGTCATTGGCTGCTGTTCCTACTGGTTGGCGATGCGTTCGAGAGTGGTGTGCTGGGACTCGCTGAGGAACATCCGCGGGCCGTAGCGCTGGAAGTTGGCGCGCAGGTCGGCGGTGAACTCTTCTTCCCAGGTGGTGGCGGCATTCAGTTCCGCCGCGCCGAGGAGGCTGTTGAACTCCTCGACACGGTCGAACTGCTCTTCGATGGTTCGGCTGGGCATGGCCGGTTACTCGAGATTGAGCCCGTCGTCGCCGGTGTCACCGGTGTCCGACTGCTGGCCCGGGGCGGGTTCGGTGATTTCGCCCGTCTCGGTGTTCACGCCGTCCTGAGACTGGTCCTGAGACTGGTCGTCAACAACGCTGTATTCGCCGGTGAGGATGGACGCGTTGTCCTGGTCCAATCCGGCGTCGGCGCGTTCGTCCAGGGTGACTGCGGTCTGCAGCTCGATGCTGACCGGCAGGTACTTGAACAGCCGGCGGATGACGGTCTTCTTGGCCATCTCTTCGTAGTGGGTGACCCAAGGCCCGTTTCCGGATGCCTTGCTGGTGGCGCGTACTTTGTCGACGTCGGCCTTGCTCATGACCTCGAATTGCACGCCGCCGTCCTTCAGCTTGGCGACCGCGTAGACGTGGGTCATGACGCCGTGTTCACCTTCTCCCGGAACGTGCTGGACGTCCTCGTCGAGGCCGTAGCGATAGCTAAACTGGTCGTTCTGGTGCACGGTGCGCGCGGTGAGCGAAACGATCTGGCCGGAGCGCCGGGCAAGGTCAATCATCCCGCGGTAGCCGATGATCAACTGGACGTTCGACAGGCCATCTTTCGCCTTGCCGTTGCCGAACGGCAGCAGGTAGGCATGGCCGAGAGCGTTACCCGGTTCCAGGCCGAGCTGCGCGCATTGCATCACGGCGCCGAGGAAACTCTCCTGATTGCATTTCGCCAGGGCCGGTACTTTGCGGATCTCGGTCAGCGCGATGCGCGCGAGTCGGTCGGCGGTCATGTGCTTCGGAAGCGCCAGGGCCATCTGGGCTTTGATCTTCGGGTCAGTCATCAGGTGGGCCAGCGTTTTCGGCTGACCGTTGTTGGCGACATTGCCAGTCGCGGCGGCTTTCAGGGCGGTTGCGGACATGCTGGGCTCCGGTTACTTGAGGCGGAAAACGCGGGATTCGCTGGTTTTCTTGAACTGCTCGAACAGCGCGGGGTGGGCTTCCTTGAAGGCGGATTGGTCGAAGCGGTTGGTGGTCTGGGACTTCCACGTCAGTACCGACTTGCCGTTGACCGTGAGTTGGGCGTGGTCCTGCATGAAGAGCTTGATGCGCTCCTCTGCGGACTCGATCTCGTACTCCAGGCCCTTGGCCTTGGCTTTCAGTTCGCGCAGGTGGTTGAACACCTCCACGACCTTGCCATCGGCCTCGATGCTGGTTCCGGCGTCACGCTCGAACAGCCGTAGGATGTCGCTGACAGCGGTTGCTTCGGGCGGATCCAGGCGCTGGATGCGTCCCCAGAACTCGACCTCCTTCTCGCGAATCGCCGCGATGGTTTCGTCGTCCCGCTCGACGCGGTACACGCGGAAGTCGTCGCCGCCGATCAGAACGCCGAAGATGCAGACCTGGCGGCCGGTGACCATCAGGCCGTGCATGGCCTGGGCGGTGTAGTGGACTGGAATGGCATCGGTCTGAACCTCACCCCATTCCTTCGCCTTGAAGGGGCTGACCGTCTTGATCTCGATGTTTTCGCCGCTGGCGGCCTCGGCGTCGATCTCGGCGGCCATGAAATCGTGCTGCTGGTCGCGGTAGCGGTTACCGCGGCCGACGATCTTCTGGGCTGTGTCAAGTTTTGTTGACGGTGAAACTCTTTAGTTTGTTGGTTAGGCCGCTTGCGCGGCGGTAGTCACAGGTGTGGTCAGGAAGTCGTCCATTGCTTTCTTAGGGATTTCTTCGGTGCTGGTGTGGATGCGTCGGCGGTTGTAGTAGGCCTCGATCCATTCGCCTAC